TTCGAATCCTGTAGGGCGTACCATTTAAAATCAAACACTTACACTCATTTTAAATTCTCTACTTTTCTTAAGTGGGACGTATTTGGGACACAAGTGCCAAAAATACTGTCTATTTGCTTTGCATGTTCAGTTAAATGATTAGGCGCTAGGTGAGCATACCTTCTAACCATATCAACTGATTCCCATCCCCCCATTTCTTGTAATACTGAAAGCGGAACTCCGGACTGAATTAACCAGCTCGCCCATGTGTGGCGCAGATCATGAAAGCGGAAGTTTTCTATTCCTGCTCTTTTTAACGCTGCTCTCCATGCTGTGTTAGAATCAACTCGCATTTTTCTAACGCTTGGCGTTAATGTTCCGTCTGGTCTCTTCTTTGATTCAGTATGAACAAATACCCATTTGTAATGGTTTCCTATTTGCTCCTTAAGAACCTGACAAGCAGTGTTATTTAAAGCAACACCAATTGCTTGGCCTGATTTGCTATCCTCTGGGTTTATCCATGCAACTTTCCTTTGCATATCAATTTGACTCCACTCTAAATTGATAATATTGGATCGCCTTAATCCAGTGGCCAATGCAAATGTAACTACGGATTTCAGTGGTTCAGGGCATTCTTGAATCAGTCTTTTAGCTTCATGATGTTCTAACCACCGAACCCGCTTTTCTCTGATTGTTGGAACTTTGATAACGGGAGATTTTTCTAACCATTTCCAGTCACGTTCAGCAGCTCTTAACAGAGATTTCATGATGGCGAGATGCTTTGCTTTGGTTGCGTTACTGACAGGGACATCAGTAAATGCGGGGATTTCCTTTCCCTTTCTTTTAGCTGATTCCACTTGTTTTTCCCATCTCTCCCTTGCTTTTCTGTTTACCATCTTATTGATAACGGAATATATTTTTGCTTCTGTAATATCCTTAAGTCGGTAACCTTCAAAGTGATCTAACCAAAAAGAAAGCCGACCTTTATCGTCATCCAGTGATTTTTTGTCTGCTTTCTCTTCAATCCATCGAACTATAGCCTCTTCGAAAGTAACATCAGGGAAGTCACCAAGACGTTCTATGCGCCATAACTCGACCTTTCTTGTGTCGTGCAACTCCTGCGCGAGCTTCTTGTCCTCTGTGCCAAGAGATTCCTTGATTCTTTTACCGCTTGGCGTCGTGTAGTTTCCGTACCATATTTTACCTCTTCTGAATAAAGACATGATTTTCCCTCTCGTGTCTCACCAGCGTTCACTGGTATATTGTGAATTGATTTATTAGCTGCCGCAATACACGCAGCTCTCGTAAATAGGTATGGCGAGTTTTTCTTTGATGGGTCCTTTCTTGTGTATGCAATCAATCCTAGCTTGCACCAACGAGAGAGTGTGTCTTCTGATATACCAATATATGCGGCAGCTTCTTTTCTTGGCATGGTCATCCCTTCCATTTTACCCTCCTATCCATTCTTCCTTTTATACTGTTCATGATCATCACCACAATCTTTACTACAATATGCGCTATTAGGTGCGACCGGTTCTTGGTGACACCAGATACACATTCCGCTATATGATTTAATTGCTGCCTTGCGATTTGATAATGACACTTGAATATATAATTCGTTTGTTTCATTTGCTGAGTCGATAATGTCCATAATTCACCTATATTAATTGAATACTTTCTTCCGCTTGGTCGCCGTATACATCCCAATCACCGTATTTCTCACGAGCGAATAATTCGAGTCGAGGAACGTCTCCGTATAATTCCTCCAAACGATGATGTACCTCTTTTGGCTTTTCGCTGTGTTCACCTAAGCACGAGTAAATAATTTGTCTCACGCTTGCAGATTGACGAGGTAATCCATTTCCTCTTGTAGCTATTAAACACATTTCGACATTTTGACGGGTATAATTACCGCAATTAATCTTCGTCTCGTTGTTTAATATTTCCATGAAATCGAAAAAGTCTTCTGGCGGTTTTTTATTTATTCTATCTCCTGCGTTTTTATTTAATTTAACCCACGCGAACCCGAACATGTTTTTAACTTTAAAATCCCATGCTTCGGCTAGTTTTATTGCTTCGAGTGCAAAGTTTCCCGTGTACCACATGAACAGTACGGCATTTTTAGAGGAGTGTTTTTCTATTGGTAATCTGGAGAGGGAGTATAAGCCTGTGGTGTTGTAATGATTATCTGCTGCGCCATTTGAAACTTTGTTATTGTAAGACCAAGGAGGATCGCACAATATCAAGTCATACTTTTTCATTCTCCGCATCCTTCATTAATAAATATGCTAGGCATATCGCACGAGTTAGTTTTTTATCTTCTGCCACATTCCAACCAGAGCCACATTGCCAAATTCCATCTACATAGCTAATGGCAATTTTATTTGTCTCTACTAGACTCATTGCCATAGCGTGACCAAAGAAATCAATCCATTCTGTTTTTTCCCATGTTTCTTCATTATCATATTTAATACTGGCTTTTAGTTGGCGCTTAAATAAATTTAAACTTCCAGTTCGCTGCTTGATATCTTTATACTGAATACAGTCATCTTTGCAGTTAAGAATGAATACCTTTTTATTAATATCGAAGTCAGATAGTTCGGTGTATTTATTCACTTTCTAATATTTCCTCTATCATGAGCTTAATATTAACTAAGTCCTGCTTTGTTATTGATATATCCCACGATGGAGATTTTAAATTAAATTTATCCTTTATTGTCGGCTCAATTTCAAAACCTTCTTCCTCGTAGTCTTGTAAGTTCACACTATATTTATCTTTCATTCCATACCTCTCCACAAACAACTTCAACATTCCTCACTGACACTAAATATTCAGCACGTTGATTGCATTCCGATTGCGTGTATATATCTTCCGTTACAGGCACAGCAGAACCCTGTATTAGCATGAGTAATACATATCCGATTATTTGCATGGTTGTTTAATCTAATTTATAGAGCGGTGTTACTTTAAATGGTGAGCCATGAGATTGAAAATTAATATCTATATTTTCAGATGTAACTGCATCAGTAGTGAATTGCATTTTATCATCATGAAATACAGGGTACATCCAAGCAACAGGCTCCAAGCTATCAATTAAACTCTCGCGTGATGCTTGCCATACATCGAATAGATTTATCGTTGATGATTTATTCTTACTGCGCCACTCTTCAAACTGCCGTCTTGATTTATCCATACTTACTCCTTAATTTTAGGTATAAAAAACCCTGCTAGTGCAGGGCATGGGTTATTAATATGTTGGTGAATTATTTTTTAATATATCCACCTTTTCCATCTAATAGACCTGATGATTTATTTCTAAATTCTTCTTCTGTTGGTTCTTTGGTTTCATATGCTACTTTGTAATCAACACCTTTTACACGAAATGAAGTTTCATTATATTTATCAACTACGATTGGTGCTGCTTTACCATATGACGGAATGCCTTTTACTTTTGAAAACTTATTTAGATAAGTTATAAGTTTTACTTCGCCATCATCTTTAATTAGCAAATACTTCATATCACTCTCCTTTTCTATTGAGAGTTAACTATATCATCTAAAATTTAGTTAAGTAGTGATAATCAATCAATTCTGCTAAACTCAATAACCCACACCCATTCGTTATTTACCCAACTATCAACTCCATATATTGCAATCCATACCGCAGCAAAGTCAGAAGTATGTGCATTTAGTTTCCCGTCAAACCCCTCGGCTTCTGCATCACTTTCGCTGATATCGTTTACTTGCTGAATCCAGACGTCAGTAATTTCAATTTTTCCTTTGATATTACCGTCCTTGTTTGCAATGTTGATAATGTCGCCAATCTCACCGTACGGGCAATCAACATCAATGAATCCAGCTTGCCACGCTGAGTTAACCACCTGAGCAAGCGTAAATCCCTCTGCGATTGCACCCATCTGCTTTAAATGCTCTTCGTTGAGTTTTGGCTGTGGCTTAATTGGTCTACGTGTCTGCGTTTTTCTGCCATCCATGACAGCCGCTAACATTGCATCGTTAAACTTTATTCTGTCTTTCATATTCATTCCTCTTATTGCATCCCTGCGAGTTAAATTAGAACTGCTTTCCGCCTTCCTTTGTGCGATTTTCCCGTTGATGGTCTGCTCGATGCTTGTTGTATTCTAGTTTTTCAGCAATTGCCCCTTCAATGTCATAACCAAAGGCTTCTGCATAATCCAAAATACGAATAACAGCATCAGCAAGTTCGACTTCAGCCATTTTCCGATGTGGTAAGTGATCGTCCATTAAATCCTTACGTTCGCCCTCCATTGCCTCACTGATTTCTGAATGAATAAGGCAGAGTAACGTTCCTTTTTCGCGTGGGTTATCCCACCATCCTGCATCTTTGTTTTGCTGATGAATTTGTTGCTGTAGTTGCTTAATGTTCATATCTATCTCCTGTTTGCATCCTTGCACTGAATCCGTGGGTTGAATTACATGATTAACACGCCATTCCTTAGCGTGATATCGACTGGTGTAACACCTAGTTCTTTTGCTACTTCGTTTTTGATGGATAAGTATTTCAGCATGAAATTAGGGTCGATGATTTCTTCTGCACGCACCTCCTTACCAATAAAACTAAACCGCCCGCTGAAATATGATCCGTGTCGTGTGTAATCCTCATTCAGTAAATCGTCGATTTCCTCTTCATTAATAGTTACTTTATCCATATCAGCACCAACAATTAACTTTGGTTCGTAATCAATGCTCATGGTTATATCCTTTGTTTAAATCACATAAATAGCGTGGCGTGGGTAGGGGAGTCCGATAGGGGCGAAAGGTATAGGATCATCCCAATCTTGAGGCGGCTCACTTTGTGGTGTTTGATTACTCGATGCTTGTTTTGGTGCTTGCGGTTGCTGAGGTTGTCCCCATCCTTGATTCTGTTGTGGCTTATTGCTCCCTGCCTGATTACCACCGTTACCTCCAAAATCTAACTGGTTAACGATAATGACTGGTGCTGATTTTTTCTCACCGTTCTGGCTTATCCATTCTTCCATAACGAACTCACCAGTAACTGTAACCTTTTTCCCTTTGGTTAGGTGCGGAGGTAGATTTTCAGCTTTAGGGCCAAACATCTTGCAGATAACCCAAGATACTTTTTCGTGTTCTCCGTAACCTTGTTTCACTGGTAAACTAAAAGATGCAACCGCTTTACCATTTGGCGTCCATCGCTGTTCGCAATCTTTGCCTAAATTCCCGCTTGCTGTTATTGTGTTAATTGCCATATACACTCCATTGATTGCCAAATTGAATGCCTAACTTGTTTAATCCTTGATTCATTACCTCAATGAACTCAGGTACTAACTCGTCAAATTCTTTCATCATTTTTTCGTCACGCTCAACAGGGAAATATGCGATTTCTTTTCCTGCCGGCATTCGTGGGTCAAAATTTGCAAAATGCCAGATATCCTTACCTGTAACCCACATGGAATATTGAACTTGAGCCACATATTCCTTTTTCATTGCATCGATTCCATTCAATGCTAAGTCTATAAATACGTCCGTGTTATTAGGACATTTAAGCTCTAATCCAGAGCCATCACTGCAAATGCCGTCTGGTGAGCAAGCCATCCGTAGTTGCTCATCTTTAAATATTATTGGCACTTCCTTTGCCGTTAATCCGGTGTAAAACTCGAATGTCATCCTTGCTTCTAATTCGTAGTTTTTACCCCATTCCAGCGTCCTTGCTGATACTTCCTTGTAAACTCCTGTACAGACTTCACCAATAAGGGTGTTTAAATATGTTTTCTTTGTGTCTGTCCATTTTTTTCCTGACTTTGGCTTAGAGATAACTTTCCATGCCTCAGAGGCGGTTACTACGCCGAGCCTGATAGACATCCATTCTTCGCTTCCTTGCTCTACTTTGGTTAAATCGATGCCTGTTTTGCTTAGAATGATGTCATTACTAATCATTTTCCTTCTGCCTTTTTCCTTAGCATGTCGATAATGGTATTGGCTTCAAATGCGGTTAATTGCTCTGGATGGGATATTTGATGGTTGAATTTTTTACTAATGAATGTGAAGAATTTGTCGCTCCATTCGCCATTAACTTTAAGCATCAAGTCCGTGATAGCTTTTAGTTGATCCTCGCTTGCTGGCGTTATGTCCTTTGGTTCTTGTTGCTCGCTCCCAAAATCAATACCTTCTCCAGCCTCAGTATTAACATAGTCAATAGCCTTATCTAAACGTTCTCTTCGAGGCCAGTATTTGGCTGCTTGTTTCACTACTGTTTTTAGAATCATCTGCTCTTCGTCAGTTACCCAAGGACACGATTTTTTCTTTGATACCCAAGCTTTCCATGCTGTTGAGCGGTCACGTATTGCGTAAATATCAGCAATAGCCATTGTGTGAGTTAGATAGTCTCCATCTTCTGTTTTTACTACTGTGTAAGCGCCAACAATCTCACCTCTCTGCTCCTGAGTAGCAAAGGCGTTGTATTCGTGGCGAGGTGCGGTATCTATTGATGTAAGTTGGAAATTATCATTTTGTCGAACAATGCTTGATTGACACCACTTAATGGCCTGTGATTGTTGAGCAATATGCATCAAGCCCATGTAACTGATATCGAGACATACTTTCTTGTCTCTAGGAACTAGGTAAGCCAACTTTTGCGCTGGGTTTAAACTAATTCCTATAGCTGATACATTCATGATCGCACTACGAACTGAAACAAGATTATTAACTGCAACATTTGCCAGATAATCATTGTTCGCGAATATTTGCATAGCGAATTCAGATTCCCTTTTGAATGCAATGCTTGGCTCGCTACACACTTGTTCGAACTCATTTTTAAGAGGATTTACAACCTCATATATTTTTTGAACTGCATTTGTCACGACATCCTCCTACGTTCCTGATAGCTCTTTAACTCCTTGTAAAGACCATCAATTGTCATATCGAAAACGCTGTCACTCCATTGACTGGTAATATCCTTTGGTAATCCATCAACCACATTAAATGCGACATTACTTAATTCAGCGTCCTTTGCATCAATCCATGATGCTTCTTCTTGTTTGCGTTCTTCCCTTGCGTCAAGTTCATGGTAAGGATTCATCACGCCTCCTTAATAAACAGCACCCAATGCGTTTTATCGTTCTTGCCGACACGCTGGACTATTGTTGGCTTTTGGTCGGTTAGCGCTAAAACTTGCTTTGTAGGTATTTGCGTTTCATTCCACTTAAAAGCCAATGTTCCGTTTGGTTTGAGCACACGAAATGCTTCACTAAATCCTTTTGATAAATCGTCTTTCCATGATTCTTTATTTAATCGCCCGTACTTTTTAAACATCCATGCGTTGTAGCCAACTCTAATTAAATGAGGCGGGTCGAATATAACTTGATAAAACGAGCCGTCAGGGAAGGGGAGGTTTTTAAAATCAGCGATAATGTCTGGTGTGATATTTAACTTCCTGCCATCACATAAAATATGTTTCTCTGCGCGGATGTCGCTGTAAATTGCTCGGTTATCTTCCTTGTCAAACCAGAACATGCGACTACCACAGCACATATCTAGAATCTGAGTCACGCAACCCTCCTGAAATACAACTCATTGAGTATCTTCGCGACTACTTTCCCTCGTCCTGAGAGATGAATAGCTGCTGCGAGTGACTTTTCGTCATACTGATTAATGATGTAATCAACGACTTCTGACGGCTCAGGTTGGTAATACTGAGTAAGTTCCCTGAATGATTCTGTTTCAATGCGGACATCGTTAAGATTCTGAAAGGCTATTTCCGTGCCATTATTTCTGTTCCTACTGGTCATATCTGCATAGGTGTAACGTATAGTCAGTGACATATTTTCCTCCCGTAAGCCATCTTCTGTAGTTGACTCGCCAACCGCCAGACATCCTTGTTATTAGTTGAGACGGCTATCCTTGCCGCTTGACGTGCGAGTTGTAAAAAAGGCGTAGTGATACGCACCGCCATGCAATCACGCATAGCGCTGTAATAGTTAGTTTTCATTGTTACCTCGCTAGGTGAGCGATAGGGTGGTTATCTGGTGTTGGTGCGGTGGGTTACTGCTGACCGAGGGCTTTTGCGATTACAGCGTCAACGATGTCTAAATCATCGTCATCATCTGGCTTATAGCTTGCAATTTTATTGCGAAGTCTTATTAACTGCTCTAATAACTCTGGCGCTGCTGCGATTAGGTTTGCGTTGGCATCCATGGGTGATAGTTCATCAGAGTCACCTACAAAACCGATATACTGCCCATCGTTACCGACTATAGAGTAACCGCTACAGTTTGGTCTTTTGTCATGACATCGCCACGGCGCTGGAGTTCCTTTAAATCCCATATCACCCCCTAGCCTTTAACATTGCATCTGCCATGCGGTAGTAGAATGCTGCAAAGCTCTCTAACTGAGCGTCAGTAAATTGAGAGCCATAACCAGCAAGAGATTCATCACTATTTGATAAATCAGCATTCATAGCCTTAGCAGCGAAATAGTCGCGTAAACTCATGCCTTCCTGCGCTACAAATTGCATATCTGGATGTCCACTTGCAGGAAAAGCCGCTCCACCTGTTTTATCTTCCATACTCCCTCCGTTATTAACTAAACACGATGCTAGTCATCAAGCTTGAGTTTTTGAATTAAGTTACTCACCGCGGTATCTACTGCTTCCTGATCGATGGTGTCGAATAGCTTGTTGCGTGCTTCTTCCGCTTTATTACAGCCTTCCTCATCATCGTCGTCGTAATCTATCCATAATCCAAAATCGACCTCGAAAAGTTTCTCTGGCCAGCAATATTGCACCCCGATTTTTGACTCATCGGCGTTATGAGCTTTCTTGATTAGAATCTGACGCCCGTGTGACTCAAACTCCTTAAACCATATTTCCATCTCTATCTCCTATCTATTAATCAACTCACCAACCTAACTTTCTAGGCTTTCGTCATATTCCCAGTTTTCGTTATATCCATATTCACGAGGATTACTGTCTGGATGATTTAATTTAAAAGCGAACTCTGTCCATTTACGCTTTTCTTCATCGGTCTGTTCATTCCATGATGGCGCGATGCTTTCAATGATGATTTCGCCATTTTTGATTGTGTAGTAACCACAATTACTGCCAGTATCTTCATCGGCATAATTAACTATGATTTCTTCATTTGGGAATTTCTGAGAGAGTGATTTTAATACAGGGAATGGATGAGACCATGCGGTTTCAAATGAGACTTTATTGTCTGATTCTTTAGATGAGTTATAAGCTCCCCATTTTGTTCCCCATACATTTCTAGCAAAGTCCATACTGTGGTAAAAACCGTGTTTACGCTTATTTCTCATCATGCAGACAAACTGTTCAAAGCTTTCATCTGTCATGTTTAGAGCGTTAGCTTCACGTCTATTTGATGCTTCTAGCCTTGCAAAGAAATGGCTTTCACTTAACTTTTCTCTGCACATAAGCTTCGCAGCGGTTTCAGCGTCACCATAAAACCCGCTTGCGCCATTGATACTTAAATCATCAGGCATTAGGTTAATTACTTTGAAGTCTACAACTCCATCTTCATTAAGCATCGCGTTAATGACTATGGGGTTAGCTTCAACAATGTTTGTTACATGATTTGGCATGTGAAATTCCTTTTGTTTGTTTAATCAACTCACCACAGTCCACAGAATGGACTGTAATTAGTTAACTGTGCCTGCTTTTAGCCACGTCAGGCGAGGTGGTTCTCGTGTACCCCTACAGCGAGAAATCGGCTATAATCCACTTACCTCTACAGAATAAGAGATTATCAACCATGCCGAATTGGATTGAGGCAGTGATTGCCTATTTAAAACAAAACACATCATTGAGGTTCAATATGGTTTGGTTGTTTACTTGGTTACTTTTACTTTTGTTTGTTCCTGATTCGGTATCTCATTTTGTTAATGGGAAAATACACTTTTTTAATATCCCTTATGTCGGCGTTACCCTAATCCTGATCCCTGTTTCATTTTTCATTAGCTATTTTTTAAAGTGGTTGTGGTCTTCATTAATAGGTATGCACAGAAATATAAAAGAGTCGCTAAAATTCAGGCGAACCAAAATAGAAATTCAATCACTTTCAGAGAGAGAAAAAGAAATTATCTTGTGTTTAATTGATGGCGATGATATAGACGACTTTGAAAATGATGAAGATGGTATTTATGTGTACAGCCTTATGTGTAAAGGTATCATTCATGAGTATCATGATACCTACATAACTAAATACAAATTAGATTCTTACTACCGAAAAGCAATTATCAGACTTTTAGTTGAAGCTCATGAGGCGGAACAGAAAATCAACAGATAAATTTCATCTTACTTCTCCTATTTATCTCGCCGTAACCCCGAACTCACTGCTCGGCTGTTTTGTTTTAACTCCCGAAAATACTGCTACATTAGGTAAGCAACAGTTATCTACCGATGGTTGGTATTTAGGTTCAATATTTCTAGTAACCGGTATGTGACTTAATGACAGCGTTTTTTCTACTGATGTAAGTCTTTTCTCCTGAGGAAATACTGATTCTAATTTCAATTCAATATTCTTTTTTGCAATAGCTTCTGCTTTCCGTCTGGCGTGACGTCTATTTGCAGATGCTCCACGTAAAAACTCAGGCTTGCGTGACTTTTTAACTGTAATAGTTGCCATATATCCTCCAAACAGTTGGCTTTAGTGAGCACAGGGATCGAAACCATGTTATTTCTGTTTATACATGGGATATTCTCCATGTCGGGGCAAATCTCTCTATGGTGGGAGTGAATGCCCTGTGCTCATTAAAACCTTCTGAGAAGGTTGACGCTTTATCAGCGCCACCGTTCTGATAGCTAATACACAGCTCGCCATCATCGTTGTTAAAGAACATCAACGTGCTGTGTTCCGTTGATGTGATTAAATGTATACGATAAGTAGACGCATGTAAATACTAAATGTAGACATTTTTACAATAAATGAGTCAACTATCTGTATTTTCAGATAATTTATTTTCAAAAAAATCTCAGATTGGAATGCAGATCACTTCTTTGGAGGGGAGAGGGTACAAAAAAGCCCCGTTAGGGGGCTATAGGGTGTTACTTATGATCTCTTCGATACAAAGTCCATTCTTCAATTCTTTCACCAGAAGGTAGTGTACAGTATCCTACTTGCCCTTTATCTGTGTTAACTATTTCTAGCTTTCCGCCTATTTCACCACAGTACACAGAGGCAGGGTTTGCCATTCCTACCTGCTTGTTTTCCGTAGTAGAACACCCAGCGAGTATAATGGTAGCTGCCAAAACTGTTAATTTTTTCATCATTCCGTCCTTACAGATGTGAATGGCTATTGTGAATAATATATTTTTAGCACAAAAAAGCCCTCGCGGGGAGGGCTATTGACAGTGACATGGTAAGTTATTATGATTAAATCACGCTTCGCCACGCTGGGGAAGTACACCGCCACCATACGGGGTCACAAACAAAACCCCTCTCTGTGAGGGTTTTTGTTTGTTTTAAAGCTCTATCTCTTCAACATCACCATTAATCAATAGATCATAAGCCAAGAATAGACGGCGTAACTCTGTTTTTGTATATTCGTCAGTTGTTTTATTCATAAATATAGGTAGTGCTATTTCTTTAACGTACTTTGTAATATCTTCTATATTTATATTTTTTATGTTTTTTACTAATATTTTCAAGGTCTTTAACCTGTTGAATTTCATTGTTTTTATTTCATCTATTGAGTTAAATTCTGTGCAGGAGTTTATCTTATCTAGCTTTAACTGCTCTATTAATTGAGATAATTTTCCTTTGCTTTTTATTCTTGAATTTATTCTTTCTATTTCCTTTTTGGATAATTCCAATTTAGAAAAATCACAATTTTTTATTAGCTTCGAGAAAGGTATCATTTTAGCTGGGCCCTCAGAAAGGACGTAGTCTATTGCTAGTCGGTCAGATATATTATTTTCATCTAGAATGTAGTCACTCATATAATGATTTTCTTTTATGTGGGTATAAATGTATCTTTCATCACCGAGTGCGACAACTATGTTTTTACCTTGCTTTATGCTTTCTTGCAATTGATTTAGATCTGATGGTGTGACTAATACTTTAGATAGATTACCTTTTCTTCCTTCGGTTATGATTATATCTTTTATCATTTTTTGGTATTGCAGAACATGATAAGGAGATAATCCTTCATTTATATGACTAATTTCATCAAATATCTTTTGGTAATTATCTGTTTGTATTAGTGTGTATGTAATTTGCAGTTGTTGATCTGTTATTTGCGTCTTTATTACGTTTTTTTCATTTTCTTTTCTTTCAATTACAATAATTCTTGCTGCTGATTTTCTTCCGTCTTCTTTAGGTAGTTGAGAGGAAAAATCGGATAAAAGTTTTCTTACATTTCTATCAGTTAAGGAGTAGCCAATGAATATAATTGGTCTTCTTATCATATTTGATAAAATTTTAGCGCTGATTAATATTGACTTTTCGTCATACTGGTCATAATCATTTTTATTAATTATTATAGATGACGGTGAATTAATATCGCCATGTATTTTATATAATTCACCCCAACCAACAGAATCATCAAAAAAACCTTCATTTCCTATATATATCTTTGGGTTTATATTATTTTCTTTAAGTAAGTCTTCTATAAAAGAATCGTAGTTTGTGGTTACTATAATTTTTGCATTTTTTAAGAAATTTTTGAATGAGTTTAACTCTTCTTTATTAACATCATCAATTAAAGAATAATTGCTAAAACGTTTGCATACCGAGTATTTAAATGGTGATATTTTTTCATTAAAAACAATTTTTGGTGATAATCCATCTAATGTTATTTTACCTTCATTGAAAAGCTTATTATATTTATCCTCAATTATAGTAGCCACCTCTGTATATAATTGATGATTTGTATCTTGATTTTCAGAAGTTTCTTTTTGTTCATCTCTCATGGTTGTCAGGTAACTATAGAAATTCGCACCTGTATCATCAACCTTACCCCAATACTCTTCTAATAGCTCAGGCCATGAAGGAAACCCTGATAGGTATCTCTTTGATATACCAGAACCAATAAAGATAATAGGGTAGTTTTTAAAGTTAAAAATAGGCTCTGGCATAAAACACTCCTTAATTTATTCCCCACACTCTAAAACGTGTCGTCAGGCCATTGTGACTTGATTACCTTACCTATGATTGTGCAGTTCCCGTTAATAGGGATCAGGTCATAGCGTGGGTTTAATGGCTCTAGATACTCAACTCCACCTTCTCTAATCAATCGTTTGAATGTGAACTCATCATTCAGCAAACGAGCGACACAGAAATCTCCGAATTCCACTTCTTCATCAGGATCAACCAGAATTAGCATTCCTTCAGGAAAGCTTGGTTTCCCTCCTGGTGGTGCTGTCATTGATTGGCCTTCAACCTCTAACCAAAAAGCACGCTCACCGGCTTTCTTAGCTGTCGGTATCCACGACACCGCATCTTTCTGAGTGTATGAGTTAAATTCTGTTGAGAAAGCACCAGCCTGTACTTTTGTGAATAGAGGGTACTGGTAAATTGGTGGTTGATGATTAATATCTTCTTTTTCGATGCTAATCGAACCATCTGAATTAATAACTGCATTATTCACGCCAACAAACGCCAGTATTCCCGCTATATCATGCAGGGATGGCTCTCTTTTGCCGGTCATCCAATGACCAACTGCACCTTTCGAAACCGAAAAGCGCTCAGCTAAATCATCATAAGTAATGCCTTTTTCCTTCATTAAGGATTTGGCTAGTTCGTACCATTTCATTTTCATACCAGCATTATACGTTATGTATACAAACATGTGGACACACAAAATGTATACTTTCATGTTGAGTTATAAGATACTTTATGTATACTAACATCATTGTAATAAGGAGGTTCTGATGAACAACATAAGTCGCTATAGAAAAAAATTGGGAATCACCCAAAACGACTTAGCAAAAGAGCTTGGATGTACAAAAGGAAATGTCAGTCATTATGAAAACGGTAGACGTAAGGCTGACTTAGATGTTTGTAGAAAGCTCGTTGATTTCTTTAATAAAAAAGGTGTGAAAGTCACAATTGATGACTTGTTTCCACCTAAAGTTGCTTGATTTCACCACGTTCTTTAACAATCGCAGGGTTCTTGACTGCTACGGAGTCGCTGATAAAGCGACAGATTTACCCACCAAACAAACAATCCGCTCATATGGAATGAGCCACGGATCATTACTGCTGTTCCCAATATGGGAAGTAATCTAAGAAGGAATTTAACAAATGGAATGTGCAAAAAATATCAAAGTAGAGTGCTCATCAAACGAATTGATGACGTTTTACATTCAACAAATGTATTCAGTCGGTAATAACGGACTCGCTAAGGCGCTTGGAATACACCCATCAAAATCCAGTCGAGATAAAGCCAGAATATTCGATTTAGCTTGCCAGTTGGTAAGTAAGTTCGGATTACCCCCTGACTCTGTAAATATCAGCGATAAGCCAACGAAAGTTGTCCTTGAAGGTGATTATGCAGAAAGGGTTATTCAGGCTCTTGAGGGAAAGGGAAAGGTTAAAAGAAAAGCCCCAGCGGTAACTGAGGCTTCTCAACAAATGGACTTAACCATTTAGACTAACAAATACACTGTATCAATAACCAGTATTAAAGGGAAGCTGATTTTGAGTTTCCCTTTTGCTGATACAGCTTATGAATAAGGAAATTATACCATGAAGAAGAAAGTTAATCATTGGTTTAATCGTCACGAAGTGCATAAAAACATCATGCGAGATAAGACGTTACGAGAAGTGACACCGTTAGGAAGTAAACGTCTAAAGGAAGCATTCGAAGATGCAAAATTGAGAAATGAGCATCGTGAGAAATTACTAGGAGGATCGCATGAGTAATGTTGCATCGTACAAATTAAGAGCCAAGAAACTATTGCCTGAATTACCAGAAGAAGATGGATTTACATTCATACCAAATAAATTTCTTGATGATTTATTGAAGGAAGATTTTTCAGTTGATCAAATTAATGAAATTTTGAGTGTTTTCAAAAGGAAGGTGCTTAATGGCTAGCTTGGCAGAGAACAATGTCGTTCAGTTGAGGCCTCAGGTTATCAACTTGGAGGAAAGAGTGGCTAGAGTCGAGGATGGTTACACAAAACTAGCCAATGAACTTTACGAAGAATTAATTGGCGCAAACCTAACAAAGAATCAGGCAAAAGTTGCTCATGCTATTTGCAGGAAAACTTATGGGTTTAATAAGAAAACAGACCGCATATCAGACAGTCAGTTGGCGGAGTTAACTAGACTACCAAGACAGAAAGTTAACAAGGCAAAAAATGAGCTTATCGCTATGAAAGTTATAGTGAAAGTTGGTATGGCGATAGGGCCCAATAAAAACCTAACTGAGTGGGATATTCCTGACTGTCACCAAAACGGTGTCATTGTCACCAAAACAGTGACAAAAAGTGTCACCAAAAGAGTGACAGCGCTGTCACCAAAACAGGGACACACAAAAGAAACTATTACAAAAGAAAAGAAAGAAAAGATCCCCCTTACCCCCATTGGGGAAGATATCGCTCTAGAAATTCTCGATTATTTTAATCAGCTAACCAATTCTAAATTTCAATCTACGGAACCCATCCTAAAAGCGCTTAATACCATCAAAGCTAAAGGCGAATGCTACACAGCTGATGAAATTAAACTTGTGATGGAGTGGGCTGTTAAGACTTGGACTAAAGGGAAGGACTTAAAACCTCAGAACTTGTGTCGAATGACTCGCTTCGATGGCTACCTTTCAGACGCTCTCAAGTGGAAAAACCGAGACGGTATCAATCCTGTCGATTGTCCTCATGAGGAATTAATCAAAATCTGGAACAAATACGTTCCTGAAAGAGCCATTGATTTTCATGAGTGGACATCACGCAGACCTGCCTACAAAGATTTGGAGGCTGTCTGGAATGGAAAAACTAACAAGGGGCAGTGGCGTGAAGTAAAACATATGGACACCTGCTTCAAGCTGATATCGCAATCAAGTTTATTCACTGGCTTACAAGACAAGGGATGGTTAACTCTTGACTGGATCTTAACACCGACAAGATGGTCGCAAACCTACGAACAAGCCAAACGAGAATATACCGAACGGAAAAAAGGGATTGTTTAATGGAAAATAAATTCACGGATTATTACTCAGAGCAGGCTGTCATTGGCGGAATACTGATTGCCACATCTGAAACAGAAGAAATTGCTATCTCAGCGATTGAAAGTTTAGTTGCTGACGATTTCACATCATCGGCTCACAAAACCATATTTAAAGCCATGCAAAGCCTTGTTAGAAATGGCTCTAAGGTAGATTTGGTTTTACTGAATGGAGAAATTGAACAGCAAGGTAATTCAGATATTACTGGCGGGTTCGGCTATCTTGCTGAATGTACGAAAAACACATCAAGCATTCAAATGTTACCCGGTTATGTTCAGAAGATTAAGGATCTAACCACGGCAAGAAAAACGCTTGCTGTTCTCAATGAAGGTATTGCGAAGATTAGCTCATCAAACGTTAGCAACCTTGTTGATGTTGTTGGTGAGGTCCAATCCTCAATCTCATCAATGGACACAGGTAGTGTTGTTGAAACACAGCACATCATGGACGGAGTGAACGAGTCGATAAACATTCTTGAATCGATGATCAACGGTGATATCTGGAAATATAAAACTCAGTTTGGCTTACCTGATATCGATAAGGCATTTGGTGGATTTAACAATACTGACTTGATTGTTGTTGGTGGTCGTCCTGGTATGGGTAAAACCATGTTCAGTACAGCAATTTCAAAAGCAATCGGATTGAAGCAAAAGAAACCCGTTGTTTTTTATAGTCTTGAAATGCCCTCGTGGCAGATATCAGAACGCATTTCATTTCATCACGCGGGGGTTAATAAGCAAGACTTACTCGGTGATGATAAATCGAAAATCAACATGGATGAGGCTTGGGCTAAGTTATCTCATGCGCTTGCTGACATTCAGGAATCACCGATTTATATCAATGACCGACCATCAATGAGCATTCATGAAATACGTGCTGACGCTAGAAAGATGCACAAAAAAACGGGTGGTTTAGGTGTCATTATCGTTGACTACTTGCAGAAAATGAAAATGACCAATCCTGAAAATATGAATCAGTCAGTAGGTGAAATTGCGACAGGATTAAAAAACCTAGCGAAAGAACTTAAATGTCCCGTAGTCGCACTTGCTCAATTAAACCGTAACTTAGAACAACGCACCAATAAGCGCCCCGTTAATGCTGATTTGAGAGAGTCTGGAGTTATCGAACAAGAGGCTGACGTTATCTTCATGATTTATCGTGATGAAAAATATCATCCCGACACCAATCTGAAAGGTATCACTGAGGTTATTTGCACGAAATCACGACACGCACCCGGTGCAGAAAAAACATATTACTTCACTAATGCTCGCGGTGGTTTAGATCAGGCGGTATTGAGCAATATAAACAGCGACTACGTAGATGAAGAAATTGAGTGTTAACACGCAAGAGGATTTTTAGATGAACTTACTAACACATACCGTCACCAAGGTTTTAGGTGATCCGATTCGCCATACCTACAAAAGCGATGATGGAACAGAAAATGAATATTACCTAACACCAGTCGAGTGTAATTGCTGGGGTGATATTTCAAACACAAAAGTAATGACTAATACCTTAGAGCAAGCCAAAGCAATTAAAGTCGGCTACGAGTGGGAGTCGTGAGGATTTTTAGATGGAATATTTACGAGATATTTTAGGCACATTGTTTTTCATGCTAGTACCGATTACTGGATTTTTATCTGTTGCATTCCTGATGTATCACGAAAAATCAGGTTGGGGATGGTTACTTTTAGCAGTGGTTGCCATATCAGGAAGTTTAAAAATTAGTTATGGCGATTAAGCGAGGTGTTGAGTGATGAAATGGCATGAGGAAGCACTTGTAAGAGTATTTAGTAGCAACGCTCTGATGTTTCTATTTCAACTTATCGCTTGGGGCTTGGTATCACTTCTAATGGCGATAGATAAATTAGGCGAGTTTAATCTTCATGTTTATCTAGGGGCATTACCAATAGTGATTATTCAGGCGTTAGTGATGACCTATCTAATCAGGTGGGCGTTTAAATTTTGCACTAAGAATATCAATATTAATTAGAGGATTGAGTGATGAAAGGAACAACGTTAACAGAGCTGAATAAAGCTTACTTACGCCAAGGTAGATTTATAGCGGGTCGATACATTCATGCGAACGTTAAATATTTCATAGATAAAACAGACTCAATATTTTTTGAGCTTGAATTGGCAGCTGATAAGCATAGGCCGAGAGGAAAGGCGTATCAGAGAATCAATGATATTGAAAACGCGTCTAGAATGGCGAAATTTAAAGCGTTACAGCTAAAAGTAACAGTAAGGAAGGGGGCTATCTAATGCAGGGAACTAATTGGGTTAAGTGTAGTGAGACATTGCCAGAACTAGACGCGCCAGTATTTGCTGGATGGTTCAGAGGTAATGGGGAGTTTGTATACCACGTTTTCATGCGTTCTGATACATGTGGAGAAGGTTGGATTTGGTCGCGTTCTTACAGTCATTTTATCAGCGATAGTGATGAGTTTATTGAAGATGATAATTACCCAATAACGCACTGGATGCCTTTACTACTCCCACCAATGCCAGAGGGTGAATGATGGACGATCGCAGATTAAAACTAGAAGCCGTAGCAATTTGGCAAGAGCTAATTTTACAAGCTAAGCGAAAATACCAATGGTGGGAGTTGTAGCAGCATGGAACAGGAGAGCTAACAGTGAGTAATGGAATAATACATATCAGCCGTTATCGGATGTATCGGCTCAGATTAAATGACGGGCGATATATTTATATGTCATGGCACCCATATTGCGGTCCTACTATTTTCAAAGATAAATATGAAACCCGATGGATTGAGAATTGGTACGAAGACGAGCAAATAGTTGACGCTGTCAATTGGTTCGTAAACCGAGGGAAGAAAGCATAGGAGGCTAACTTGGAAGCAGATTTTCTCTTCCACGAATCAACCAAAAATACCGCATGGCAACACCTCAAAGAAGTTCTAGCAACAAACCAACCACACCGAATCATTATCAAGCCTTGGAAAAACAAGCGTTCATTATCTCAGAATTCCACTTTTCATTTGTGGTGCTCAGAGATAAGCAAATATCTATGTAAGAACAACGCCAATTACACACCGGAAACCGTTAAGGAAATGCTTAAGCATACATTCCTAGGTTACGAGGTGGTCGATATGGTTGACGTTACTACACAGCTTACAGAGCGCGTAAGGACACTTCGGAAAACATCAAAGCTTGATACAGGTGAAATGTTCCACTTCATGGAGCAGGTTGAACGCTGGGCGGTAGGTATAGGTTGTTTCGTGACGATACCTGATAACAGTGAGTATATGAAATTGAAAAGGAAACAGGAAAAATGAACTGCCAGTCATGCAATAGACAGCTAACAGATGAGGAAGTTTACGTGTGTAGCCAGTGTGCTGATGAATACGCTCATTTGGAAGTGATGGATAAAATCAAAGGAAAGGGAGATGCCGAGGTATCGCAGTAAATACAAACACAAACATAAATATCCAAAGAAACCACAAAAGGAGTTTGAGCCAATGTTTAATGCCAATTTATTACGCTATGGAAAATTTGTCGCAATATGGTTTATCGACATGTTAATTCTTGGAGTTATTTTGGGGTGATGTATGGCTAAGGCTAAAAAGTCGAAGCTCAAAACCTGTAAAGTCTGCAACAAAGAATTCACTCCCTACCTATCTACCCAAAAAGTTTGTTCCACATCCTGCGCAATAAAATTCGCCTCAAATGAAATTAGACGGACCGAAGAAAAGGACCGTAAAAAACGCTTATCTGAGGAAAGGAAGTTATTGCGGGCCAGAAAGGAAAAGTTAAAGACAAAATCAGACTGGAACAAAGAGGCCCAAGCGGCAGTAAATAAATACATCTTTTGGCGAGACTATGGTCAGCCCTGTATTGCTTGCGGTCGGCCCTTAAATTATGGAGTAAGAGGTGGGTCCGTAGATGCCAGTCATTACAGGTCAAGGGGTTCGGCAAGTCATTTAAGATTTAATTTACTCAATATTCACGCTGGCTGTGTTCACTGCAATAGGGACCTGTCAGGTAATCTCATTCCATATCGCATTAATCTCATCAATAAAATCGGCGAAGAGCGAGTAACTCGTTTAGAGCACGATAACACGGTCCGTAAATTCGACATCGAATATCTCAAGCGAATGAAATCAATATTCACTCGTAGGGCCCGTTGGTATGAGAAAAGGCGAAAGGATCAATATTCGGAGGTGGCTTAATGTTTACTGACTTAATCGCAGCTATTGAAGAAGCAAGATATTTAAAATCCAGATCAGGCGGTCGAGTTAACTTCTGTGTAATGCAGGTTATGGACTATATGGAAGTGGTAAGCGGGCTGATGGATGGTGTCAGGGTTTTATATACAACTGCCAATGATGATTATCACACAGTATTACCGGAGGCGAGATGAGCTATATCGGAGAAAAGGGATTAACAGATGAGCAGTTTCGCTGGCTTGATGGTTGGTTAAATCTGTGGGGGGCGTGGGTATATTCTGGTCGTATCGATATTCGCATGATCAACATGATTTATAAATTCATGCAAACAGTTGAGCCAAGTAAAAACCCATCAAGACCTATGTGCAATGACGATGAAGGAATGTTGATTTCTCAGGTCGTAGATTCAGTCATCGCCACTGACACACAAGCTTATGGAATATTACTAAGTTATTACGCTCATGGTTCATCTAAGCTGTCGATTGCATCTTACTATCACCGAGTTGCAAAACCACGCAAAATGCAAACGAGAGGGGGAAATAAATACGCCAAGCCATCTCACAGGACTTGCAGGAGAGAAGTTGACGAAAAACTCAAAGCTGCTCAGTGGTTATTGTACGAACCTCTGCGAAATGCAATGAATAATCGTAAACGTGTAGCTAAAGTAAAGAAAATAGCTGAACTTTGCTATTGACATTAATGGACAAATGGACAACAATTATAAGGTAAGTTGCTTTACGTGACTCTTAAGTTTGCTTACCTCATTCAAGACCTCGCTTCGGCGGGGTTTTTTGTTATCTGAAACAGTGCCCCTCATAGTCCCTACGCAGAGCGGAGGAATCTGGTTTGCGATACACTTGGGGCTTTCTATTTTAATTCCCCGAATTCGAGGGAATAAGTTTTTGATATTTATCCAGAGTGCTTATTTGCATTGTGGTAATCCAACTCTCCGGAATTTCCGGATAGTTCACATATTCGGTTATTCCGAACAACTCATTCAGAAGATCGCTTAGGCGGTCTTTTTTCGTATATGCCGACCACAGAATCAATCACAACACCTCACGTTCACACAAGAGCTGTGAGTCGGCGTTCTATTAACTAATTCCTCCAGAAAGGAGGCGGTATGACACGAATGGACGAGAAAGACAAATTCAGTGCCACCGCATGGGGTGTCATATTCGCTATATCCCTATACGGCGGATTGGCTAGATACATTATTGACAATAAACGTAATGGTTATCGGTGGAGCTGGGTAGGGGCAATTATGCAAATGTTCGTATCTGGCTTTGCTGGAATGATGGGCGGTCTTATATCAATAGAGCTTAACGCCTCATTCTACTACACGTTATTTACGGCTGGCTTATGTGGTTCCGCTGGCTCTTTAGCATTGGATTTCTTCTGGGATAAGTTTACAGGGGGTAAGAAGTGAGTAAGTTTAGATTAAGCAGACGTAGCGAAGAAAACCTCCGTGGCGTTCATCCTGATATGGTTAAAGTAGTGCATCGAGCATTAGAAATTACCGATATTGATTTTATGGTGATTGAAGGTAAGCGGAACGAAGCCAGACAGCGACAATTAGTTGCAAGTGGAAAAAGCCAAACGATGAATAGTCGCCACTTAACTGGCCACGCTGTTGATTGTGCTCCACTAGTAAATAATCAGATCCCTTGGAACGACTGGTCATACTTTAAAAAAGTAGCTGATGCCATGATAAAAGCGGCGAAAGAGCTAGGTGTTGATATCGAATGGGGCGGTAACTGGAAAACATTTAAAGATGGCCCTCACTTCCAATTAACTCATAAGACATATCCAGCATGAGTAAAAAACTGTTAATTGCCTGTGCTGTGATGATGACGTTGTTATTTATCACAGTTCGATGGCAGGCAGGAAAAATTGATGAGCTGAATGAGAGTTTAACCAAGCTAGAGAAAGACAATTCATCTCTAACCAATCAGCTATCTCGACAGCAATCAATCACAGAAAACGCCAACCGCACATTCAGGATTATCAACAATGTCTCATCACTTAATAGCGAAGAGCGGAATAGGTCAGCCGTGGATTCTGAAAAAGTTAAAACGGTTATCAAAACTGTTCTTGTCAATAATGATTGCGCCAATACTACTATTCCTAGTGACGCTCTTATCAGGATGCACGACTATTCAGAAAGAATACGTGCCAGTGGAACACATAGCGATACCGGCACACCTAACCGCTAATTGTCTATTGCCCTATATACCCGAACAAATGACATGGGGTGAATCGTTAATGTTAAACATCTCCCTGTTATCGGTTATTGAGCAATGTAATTCAGACAAGAAAGCAATACGGGAAATTGAACAACAACGAGCCTCGCAATAGCGGGGCTTTTTAATGGAGAAATATCATGGCAGTAGAAGGTTCAGATAATCCAGTTAAATTCCGTGAAGAGTTGGATAAAAGCATTCCGAAAGAATAAAAAAAATCCCAGCATGGGGGCTGGGTAATACTAACAAGATATCAATTAAAGTGTAGCGATAGTTACTCAGTATAGCTTAAGTAAATATATATATCAGCAATTAGATAAGTCGTTTATCCATTAAGGAGAGTGATCATATCTTGACTGCTAGGAATAGACTAGAAGTGGCTTAGCTGTGTATCGCTAAGCTGCGAACTCTACGCATTTCATCCTGTGCACCACATGCACACACATCTAAAAACATCGAACCGTTATTTAGGAATGAGCCTTTGAGGGGATCAGTTATAGCTGGTGCTGCTTCGATGGGCTGATTTCCTATGTGGCAAGGGTTCATTACTAAGTAAGGATAGCACTATGCAATACGCAACTATTGTTATTGAGAATACTCGAGTTAGAAGTAACGAATATGGAGCTTACAACTTAAACGATCTTCATAGGGCTGCGATATCTGGCGGCATAGCTAAAGAATGGCAGCGACCAAGTCAGTTTTTAAAAGCTGATGGAGTGAAAGAATTTGTTGAAGAAGCAACCAGAGTGCTAAAAGTCACTCTGGAACAAAATCAAATACTTAAAGTTGTTAATGGCGGTAATAATCGTGGTACATGGGCGCATGAGATTATCGCGCTACGATATGCATCATGGTTATCTGCTGCTTTTGAGGTAAAGGTATACCAAACATTCAGGGAGTTTGTTCTTGGTCACTTAAGTAAGTTTGCGCAAGCCAATAAACTTGAACTTGAATACCAAAGTAAAAAGAAAAGGGTAAGCACTGCTGCAAGGATTATGAATAGGTGGGGTGTTGGTGGTGAGAAAAATCACCTTGAATCGCAACGAAAGCTACTGGCTAATGAAATTCAAATGACTATACCTGATCTATTGGAGGGTAAGTAATGAATGATCCATTATATGCCTGTGATTTTTTTTGTGGCCAAGTAGCCGAGGCTTATTTGCTTTATCTGATATCCGTGTGGCGCAGACCTATTTATAGATATGAGACAGGGGATATTGAAGTCAGTAAGTCATTTCTTCACGGTCTGCTAGATGGGTACCCAAAAGATAGAATGACTGACAGTTATCGTGCCAGATTCTATTCAAAATTACTTAAAGAGTTTGATGAGACTCCGTCAAAAGGCGTGGTTATTTGTGGTGGTAAAATACCAGAATTAAGTAAGCGCGGAATTAAATACATGAATGCTCTTGTTCATGAATACGGTGACATGCTTACTGATATTGGTGTTAGAGATGAATACGGTACTCTAGTTCCACCTGATAATTGCCGTTACGAAAATGCAGGAGCAACTCATTGACCAAGAAAGAAAAAGACTGGCTAGATACTCTCCATCGTCAATTACAGCAATCACTTGAATACTTACACTGTGGAAGAGTTGATGATGGCAGGATAGTTGCTGAAATCGTCGAGCGAGAGTTAGGCAAGTTAGTCAACAAACAGAAAACCAAATAGGCCCTAGTGGCCTTTTTTATTGGGTGGAATATGAAAACAGGAACACTGCATTACAAAATGACACTGCGCCGTTATATGAAACCAGCGCTAATCATCGCTGCGTTAACTAATTGGCGATGGCTTACGGACTTATGCTTTAAGGTTGAAGTTGTACATCAAGGGCAAGAAGTGGAGTTGAGTAGTGAATAAATATCACGTAATAGCAACTAAGAAAGACGGAACCACATACGAAGGCGTGATGACCACTAAAGAGCCTCGTGTGACTAATGGGTTAATCGGTATCGCATCACTCGATGGTTCATGGGTATACATATCACCTGATGAGATTAGTGATATTAAATATGTTCCAGTGGTTGAACAGTAAATATTAAGGGAAGGGTATGGCTAAAAGACCAGATTGGGAGGCCATCGAGTCGGCTTACCGAGCTGGCGTGATGTCCATAAGGGAAATAGCATCTCAATACGAGATAACCCATCAGGCGATAAGTAAGCGCGCCAAGAAAGAAGGATGGGAGCGAGATTTAAAGGCAAAGGTTAAGGCTAGGGCTGAAAACTTGGTTGCCAAAAGGGAGGTTGCCAGTCTGGTTGCCACCGAAAAGGCTATTTCAGAACGGCAACTTATTGAGGCTAATGCCGAGGTTATCGCTAATGTCCGCATGGAGCATAGAGGCGATATTCGAAGGGCTAGAGAATTAACTAACAACTTATTTGATGAACTATCTGCTGAATGTGCTGATGTGCCAGCCTTAAGAAAACTAGGCGAGTTAATGTTTAGTCCTGATGGTAACGGACGCGACAAACTCAATGAAATTTATCACTCAATCATCTCCCTGCCTGAGCGCGTTAAGTCAGCCAAGGCATTAAGCGAAACACTTAAAAATTTAGTTGGACTTGAGCGTCAAGCATACGGCCTTGATGATGCTCAGCCGAATAAGACAGCTAGCCAACTATCAGATTTAATGGACGACTTATCTAAGGAATAATCATGAAGCCAGAACATCTTGCATTATTAAGAGATAAGCTCTGGCGATTGAACCACCTATACTGGATAACCAATAAAGAAGGTAAGCCAGTTCGATTCAAAATGACGCCTGAGCAACTCGAATATTTTGAAGGGATGCACACGCGAAACATTATCCTTAAAGCCCGTCAGCTTGGCTTCACTACTGAGGTTTGCATTATCCAGCTAGACGCAGCGTTATTTGAGGCGGCGAAATGTGCATTGATAGCCCACACACTTAACGATGCTAAGCGACTATTCAGGGAAAAGATAAAGTATGCCTACGACAAGCTACCCGATGAAATCAAAGCGGCTAACCCAGCGAGTAATGATGCGGCTGGTGAGTTGGTTTTTAGTAAAGGCGGGTCACTTTATATCAGCACGTCATTTCGTGGCGGTACACTCCGTTATTTGCACGTTTCTGAGTTCGGTAAGATATGTGCTAAGTATCCAGAGAAAGCCCGTGAGATTGTCACTGGCGCATTTGAGGCGGTATCAAGCGATTGTTTTACGACGATTGAAAGCACAGCGGAGGGTCGAGCAGGTTATTTCTTCGATTATTGCCAGTCTGCTGAGAAAGCGCAAATTCAGAATAAGACTCTCTCTAACCTAGACTGGAAGTTCTTTTTCTTCTCATGGTGGAAGAATCCAGAGTATGCCATTAACCCTGTTGAGCCATTACCCCAGCGGTTAGTTGATTACTTTGATGAGATAGCCAGCAAACATGGTGTTCAATTAAACGAGCGACAAAAAGCATGGTATTACGCCAAAGAGAAAACGCTTGGCGACGATATGAAACGGGAATACCCGTCAATACCGTCTGAGGCATTCCAACAATCGGTTGAAGGCGCTTACTACGCCAAGCAGTTCCGCTTCCTGTACGAAAATAAACGCATTGGCACACTTCCTGATAACTCGCACTTACCGGTTCACACGTACTGGGATATTGGTGTGGGTGACTCAACGTCAATTTGGTTTATTCGTGAAGTGGGCGAAGAGTTCCACGTCATTGATCACTACTCAAACAGTGGTGAAGGTCTACGGCACTACATGAAAGTACTGAAAGACAAAGGCTACACATATGCAAGTCACAATGGCCCTCATGATATCGATAACCGTGAGTTTGGTTCTGATGCGAAATCACGACGTGAATTAGCACGTGAAGGGTACGAAATCGACGGACAAATTTACTCAATACGATTTGAAGTAGTTCCGAAGCTTTCAGTTGATGAAGGTATCGAGGCGGTGCGTGAAATTCTGCCACTTTGCGTGTTCGATGAGCATAAATGTAGTGAAGGCATTGCTCATCTAGAAGCTTATCGTAAAGAGTGGGATGACAAGCGGGGCTGTTGGAAAGATAAACCGCTTCACGATTACACGTCACATGATGCTGATGGATTTAGGTATTTTGCAGTGAGCAGAAGAAATACTAAACGATTGACTAAGAAAATAGAATTTAACTGGAATTAACATGAATACAAACGTTGATTATAAGCATCCAGCTTACAATGAGTTTTTGCCTGAGTGGGACATGATCGGCGATTGTGTTGATGGCGAGCGAGTTGTTAAAAGCAAAAAAGAGAAATATCTCCCTCATCCAGCAGATAACGAAGGTGAAGATGATAAGGGTAATGAGCGTTATAAGCGCTATTTAGCTAGAGCATCATTTCTGAATGCCACGGGTAGGACACTTAGTGGTTTGCTTGGTATTGCTTTCAGTAAGCCAGTAAAGATTAGTATTAGTGGTGATGTTGAGTATTTAGAAACTGATATAGACGGTCAAGGTCAACCACTAACCCAAATGATAAGGGATGCTTTGTCGCAAAACTTACAACGTGGCCGAGCTGGTCTATTAAGTGATTTTAGTGGCTCAGGTATTCAGTCAGAGGCTAATAAGGGACGCCCTTATATTCGGTTGTTTACAGCAAAAGAAATCATCAACTGGCGTGTAACGAACGGGAAAACATCCCTCGTTGTTCTCAAATATCAAGAGCCAGTAGATACAGATGATTTTGAACTGCAAATGCAGAATAACTGGATTGAATTAAGGCTCGTTAACAATGTAGCCTGCTCTCGTCGCTGGTATGAAGATGGAGACATAAAAGTTACAGAGTGGGTTGTATTAAAGGATGCGCGCGGAATTCCATTAAGGGAGCTGCCTTGGTCATGGATTGGCTCAATGAATAACGATCACACTCCTGACGCTCCACCTCTTGCTGATATTGCATATGTGAATATCAAACATTACCAGGCTGAAGCTGATATTGCAGAGTCTGCACATACCGTCGGACAACCAATGGTCGCATTAACGGGGCTTACAGACGATTGGGTTAAAAACTATATGTCTGATGGATTTACTGTTGGCTCGCGTAAAGGGGTGCTACTACCACAAGGTGGTGACATGAAGTTTGCACAGCCCGAAGATAGGAATATTCAGATAACCCTAGCCGAGCGCAGAGAAAAGCAGATGGCAATGCTGGGCGCTAAGTTAGTCGAGCGCGGAACATCAGCAAGAACAGCAACTCAGGCGCAGGATGAGGCTCAAACAGATAATTCAGTGCTTTCATTATGTTCCGGAAACGTCGAACAGGCCGTTAACCGAGCACTTAATTTCTGCATTCAGTTTGAGGGGAGTGGTGAGGCGACTATTGAGCTAAATAAAGTTTACGACATTGCTAAATTAGATTCTCAAGCAATTACGGCATTACTTGCTGCTTTACAGTCTGGCACTATGCGATTGATTGATTTTGTTAAGTACCTGCAAAGTATCAATATTATTCCACAAGATGAGAAGCCTGAGGATGTTATCGAAGAGATAGAATTATCGCGTGCTAACTCAATGATGTAGAGGTGAATATGCAATCACAATTGATGTTAGATAACTCAATGATGATCCAAATTCTCCTAGAGCGCCTCAAAGCTGGCATTGTTGATAGTGAGGAAATGCAAAGAGAACTAAGAGCTTCGGTTGCAAAGGCGTTAGCTAATTTCTCAGGTCAGATAACATCGAGGTCAAAACTAAACGCCATAATCGCTGAATTAAAGCGAGAGTTATCTCCAGTGCTGACCGGTTACTCTGAGTATTTGCTGCAATCTGTTCTCGATATCGGTGTTGAGTCAAGCCAACTTGAAGTTGATAGCTTATCGCAGATAGTAACAAATGAAGTAAGCAAGCCTGATGCTGAGAAAGTTAAAAAAGCCATTTTAAATGTGCCGCTGATATTAACCGCTTGGGGCGGCTCTTTATTTCTCAAGAAATTTATATCATCTTGGGTGACTAGCTCTATCCAGCAAGTAGAGAATCAGACTGTTTTGGCTATGGCTGCTCAAAGTAACATTCAAGTTCTACAGTCCACTATTAATGGGGCTGCAATTGATAAAACACAGGTCTCTACATCGACGATATCTCGAATTACTTACAACTACAGAACAATTGCAAATACGGCAATTCAGCATGCTCATACATGTGCGGCTCAGGAATTTTATAAGGAGAATGACGATTTAATTAAAGAGGAAGAGTTCAGCGCAATACTGGACAACAAAACATCATCGACGTGTAGGGCTTTATCAGGAAACCGATATCCTGTTGGGGTTGGCCCAATGCCACCATTACACCCAAGCTGCCGAAGTCAGCGATTGCCAATACTTAATGATAAATTTGCTAATTTGATAATAACTAAACCAATAGGAAGATCTGAATGGGGAGAAGAAAGCTATTATGAGTGGCTATCTAGGCAACCGGCCAAAAGACAGGATTTAATATTGGGTCCGACTAGAGGGAAGTTGTTTCGTGATGGTGGTTTATCTCCAGAGCGATTCGCACAGTTGCAGTTACATAAAAACTTTAAACCAATGACACTTAAAGATATGCAAAAGCTTGCGCCTAAAGCGTTTGAGCGAGCAGGAATTGAATTGAAATAACACAGGCCCACCACTGAGTGGGTTTTTTATTATCTGCAGTTAGAGACTGCACCATCTAAACCAGAGGTTTTACGATGTTTAAATATTTATTAACGAAAGAAGAATTTGACGCATTAACTGATGAGCAAAAGGCTCTTTACAAAGAGTCTGGTGGTAATTACCAACTTCAAATCGAAGGTATGCCAGAAATTCCAGATGTGTCAGGACTTCAAAAGAAAGTTGATGAATTACTTTCTGAGAAAAAATCAGAGCAGGAGAAACGCCGGCAAGCTGAAGAGGCTGCAAAAAAAGCAGCAGAAGATCAAGCGCGTAAAAATGGCGATATCGAATCACTAGAAAAAAGCTGGGCTGAAAAGTTAAAGGCGCGTGAAAACGAGCTATTAGCACAGCTACAGGAGAAAGATGCGAGTCTACATACGCTATTAGTTGATAACGTTGCTCAAACCGTGGCTACAAAGCTTGCTGGTGACGCTGCCCCGTTAATCATGCCACACATTAAATCTCGATTATCAGTAGAGGACGGTAAAACGCGAGTGGTTGATGCTAACGGTCATCCTTCTGCATTTACCATTGATGATTTAGAAAAAGAATTTCGTAGTAACCCGTTATTTGCTCCAGTAATTATTGGTAGTAAAGCCACCGGAACCGGAGGGGACGGCGGTAAAGGGAAATCACCAGCCGGAGGCAGTGAAAAACCCAAAAGCGCGAATCCGTTAGTGGACAGCGCACGTGAAATCATTGCTAATATCCAAGAGGATTAATTTATATGTCTTTATATATTTTTCAAAAACAAGTGTCTCTAGCGGCAACAGAGTTGGTTGCTCAGGCTGTCCGTCAATTTAACGAAGCGTCTGGTGGTGCTTTAGTTATTGGTGATGGTGATCATATCGGTGACTACATTGAGCAAACATCATGGCAGTTGCTTGGTGGGTTGGCTCAGCGACGCAATGCATATGGTTCAGGTAATCTAACGCCACAAGAATTGGGGCAAATCCTTGACCGTATGATTAAGATTGATGGTCGTATTGGCCCTGTCTCAGTTACCCCGACAATGATGAAGCGATTAGGTAAGGATGTATCAGAAGCGGCTGCGGTAGTTGCTGCTCAATCAGCAGAAGCCATGTTACAAGATTACCTGAATACTGCTGGTGCGGCATTAAAAGCAGCTATTTCTGGTAATAAAACAGCCGTTACTGTTGGAGGTGAAACACCATCATTAAGAGGTTTAAATAAAGCAACACGTCCATTCGGTGATGCATATTCGCGTATTGTTGCTTGGTTGATGGATGGTGCAACATTCAACGACTTTATGGATGAGACATTAACCAACGCAAATAACCTATTCCAAATTGGCAACGTCGCCATTAAACAAGATAACCTTGGCCGTCGTTTTGTTATCTCTGATATTCCAGCTTTATCAGATGCAGACAAACAACATTCGCTAGGTTTAGTGACTGGTGCTGCTGCGGTTCAAACATCACCACTAATCATGAAGGCTCAGGATGTATTAGGGCAAGAAAATATTAAGGCACTAATGCAAGGTGAGTACGACTTTACTATTGGTTTGCGTGGTTACCAGTGGAGTAAAGATAGCATCAAATCCCCAACTAACGAACAGATTGCCGCGGTAGCTAACTGGAAGCAAATTGCTACGGATATTAAAGATACTGCTGGTGTTATGGTTTCATTTGGCAAAGATACTAGCGTTGGTGGGTAACGTGAGGGGCCGCCGCCCCTTATTTATCCATGAGGAGTGAGCATGTCTATTGCGATTACGGTTGAGCAAGTTAATGAGCAATTAGAGGTGATGGGGTTTGAGGCAACAAGTCTTGTCATAAACTCTGCTATATCTATAGTGGACACTATTGATACTTGCCTTGATAGCGCAGGGTATTCAGATGCGGTAATTGCTTTAATTAAACTGTATTCGGTTATCCTTATATTATCATCTGCTGATGTTCGTAAAATCGCGTCAGAGCACGCACCTTCTGGCGCTTCTGTTTCATATCAGTATTTTTCTGATGGCAGAAAAACGTTGCTAAAAATGCTGTCTTCCCTAGATACCAATGGATGTACTAATAGCCTTCCTATTGAACGCCCCGTAGGTGTCATTCAGTTTGATGTAGTTCGGGGGTGATATGGGGAAAATCCTGCGGCGATTTTGCAAAGGGTGGGCAACCATCTGGAAAGTTGAGGGGAAAGATAAATACGGGAAGCCTATATTTTCAGAGCCAATCCATATCCGGTGTGATTACGGAAGTAGCTTTAAAGATGGTAGTAAAACTATTGGTACTGAAATAATTATTAAGAATGTCATTTGGACTGAGTATAGCGAAGCTTCTCAAGAAGACTATATCGCCATCGGTAAGCATGAAGACAGAGATCCATTTTTGCATGGTGCTAGCAGGGTTAAGTCTATCGATAGAGACCGTGATATTAATGGCGGTCTAGATGATTACACACTAACAACGGCGGTGTAACTATGGGGGCAAAAGTAAAAGGAATAGGTAATGCGATATCTAACTTAAACTCTCTGGTTGGAAGCATAGCATCAAAGAAGATAGCTCGAGCCATGCATAGAGCGCTAGATATTGGTGGCAGGCAAGCTGCTGTATACACGCCAATTGACACTAAAAAGCTCATTAATTCACAATTTAGAGATGTAAAAGTAAAAGGCACACTATTTACTGGTCGCGTTGGTTATTCTGCTTCATATGCTGTTTTCGTTCATGACCCTAATGTTAATCAAAGTTTCCGTAGACCTACTGCTAAGAAAGAATTCCTCTTGAAAGGATTTGAGGAAACGAAGCAAATGATTGATCAGGCTGTTGCTGAGGAATTTAAAATATGACGACCTTTGAGAGGCTGAAAAGCTATTTTTCTGAATCAGGGTTATCTGATGGCTTCATTCAGCAGGATTATATTTGGAATGAAAAAGAAGGTAATGATTCAGATTCATATATCGTATTTCAGCAACCAAACGGAACTGGTCGTATTGATGATTTAAGTGGCGATGATTTCTTCACCGTTTCACTCATATCTGGCAAGGCGTGGATTGAGTTTATTGTTCAGAGAGCTAACGAAATACTAGAGTATGTAAGATGTCACTCTAGAAGTCATAACATTGGTTTTATTATCAATACATCTGGTTTTGTTAATCCAATTCAAACAACAGAAGGTAGGTTTATTATCCCACTTTCTTTCCGCTGTACATCTTAAATTAAACACATCTCAACAGGTCGCTTATGCGGCCTTTTTTATTTGCAAATAAAGAGGTTATAACATGGCACAATGCCCCGATGATAAAGGCCTAGTGATGGGTAACGCAGGTATTCTGCGCATTGCAAAAGGCTGTTCTAATCAAAGACCATTACAAAACCAATATATGCGACTAGGTGCGCTGACAAGTAAGTCTACAGACTTTGGTATGGAAACAGTGACATCTAACGCAGATGATACAAAAGGATTGTCGGAGTCCATTGTTACTGGTGCTGATGTGACAATTAGCTTTGATGGTGAATTGAAAAAAGCTGGTGTAACAGGTTCTACTTCTGCTTTTGATATTGCTAAAGAAATCCTTGATGAAGTTAAAGCCGGTCGTCAGCCGTCATATTGGGTGCAGTTAGATATGAAAGGCGATGGAACTGACGTAATCGAAGGTTATATGGCTTTCACATCATGGTCTATGGAGTTTCCAACAAAAGAAATCTCTACCTATTCAGGTGAATTGAAAGTTGCTGATGCAGAAACGGTTGAATGGCTACAAGAAGAAATCGTGGTTGAAAGTGTCGCAGTAGAACCAGCTACTCTGTCTGTAAAAGTCGGCGAAACCAAGACATTTACCGTCAAATTTACACCAACCGATGCGACGAACAAAAACTATACTGCCGTAAGCGATAAGCCGAATTTCGCAACAGTTACCCAACTTGTGAATGTAGTCACTGTGCGTGGTGTTGCTGAAGGTACTGCAAATATCACTGTTACATCCGAAGATGGTAGTAAAACAGCAAAATGCGTGGTTACTGTTACCTCAGCTTAATATTACAAAGGGTGCTTTCGAGTGCCCTTGATAATATTCAGGAGGGATTATGACACCTATTTTAGAAATCGGGGAGATGGTTATCTCTACTGATAAAAAGGATTACTTGTTTAGACCATCGTTCATCAATATGACAAGAATCGGTGAGCCTAAACAGATTGTGAAAGCCTACGGTCAATTAAATGGTGCTGAGGTGCAAGAGTTAATTGCACGCGCCGTAATGAGCTACAGGGTTATTCCTGAGTGGTTAATAAAAGCCATTAGCAAGCCAACATATGGGCGTAATATCCTACAAACTGCAATGATGGTTGTGCAGGCGTGCTGTGATGATGATTGTTCGGAGCTCATTGGTGAATGGAGATCGGGTAAACGCGGTATTGTCTATAAAAACGGCAAGATGCCAATCGCTGACATTATCGTCATTGCCCGAGAATTATTCACTCACGGAATTATCGGTAAAGCGAAGATCCGTAAACTTCAACGCAATGAAGGCAAAAACGAATTCTCAGATGAGTTTATGGCAATTGATTACATTAGCTCAGCTCGTGCTCATTTTAGTATGAATCGAGAGGAAGCCGAACAGTTAACTATGACTGAATTTCAGATGATGCTCAAAGCTAAATACCCTGATGAGAAAGGCTTCACAAAAGAAGAATATGACAACATCATGAAGCAAGATGATAAGCGTAATGATGAACTGATCAGTGGTAAGCGTCGATTGGTGAGTAGGAAGAGAAAGTAGCCAATTATCAGGCTTGAGATATTTTATAGTAAAGGTAGGAATATGAACAAAATCCTAAGGCAGTATCGACATATGAAGGTGCCTTTATTTGAATCTGGATATATTATCTATTGTGGCTCTTGGGATGATTGGCGCTCTCTACATGAAAAACTAGGCATTGATGGTGGGGATAGTTTTGTTAACGGTGCAAGTCATACAGTTACTAACACTCAGTGTGTACTCCATATTATTGGTGTGTTTAACGGCAAATTATCTACTCTAGCTCACGAATGCGCACATATAGCGTTCGACATTTGTTACCGCGTCGGTGTGAGCGTTGAAACAGGGGCCGCGAATGAAACATTTTGTCATCTTATTAGTAGGATGGTGGATTTCTGTGTTAAACCCAAAAAAGCCGACGTAGGCCGGCTTTAATTATTACAACAGGTTAAGGACGCTTACTGTTTGGTGTTCTTTTTTCAAGAACCCATGTGTTGCCAGATTGCGTTGTTGGTGGTAGCTTTTCGTTGTCTCTCACTGTGGCATAATTGTTTTTTAAACCGCCACGAGGCCCAACTTCTCGATAGATACCACCATCTTTACCTGTGTTTTCACCGGGTTTTTTACCCATAATAAAAACTCCTTGTAATGCTCGTTATTGAGCAGAACAAATATTAGACGTGAATTTAATTAAGTCAAATATCCGTACAAAGGAAATGGGGCTGCTACTAACCTGATGACGTTTGGTCCTTTATTGTTTTCTGAAAGTGCTAATCCCAACCTTGTCCGAAAATAGCCGAACGGTGGATTTGTGCCTTTTCATGGGTAGTGATACTGTGTTTATGTACAGATTAAGTATCCTCTAAATAGAGATTTATCTCTTATAAAAGATAGTGAGATTCCTCTCAGAGGCACAAACTTTTATTGAAGTTAACTAAATGTTGTTTTACGATAGCCTCAGTTATTTTTATCAAATTGCGTAACTAGGCAGATAAATAAAGTATGCAACCTATACACAAGTCTGAAGAATTACTTTCCAAAATGGCCTCGATGCTTCAGTCTGGACAGACAATCGATGATATGTCGCTAATGAGATACATTAATGATATTAACAAGTATTTTTCTGGGCTTGAAAAGAATTACGCACTTGGTATTGCTTATGGACTAAATAAAAATATCCAAAAATCAATTTATTATTTTGAATTAGCTTTACAGGTTCCTAACGGTGATTATGCTCTTGGATATCTATCAATCATTTGCAATTTAGGATCGACAAGGCAGGCAAGAGAGCTATCTGCGAGACTTGCCACGGAATACGAATCAAAAATATTTGCTAAATTTGCATTCCAATATAGCTTGTTTTTTGCTGATTTAAAAATGATGGGTGTTTTCATGACACAGTGGATAAAATTATCTCTAAATGAGGAGCGCATGAAATTACAGGAAGAGTTAAAAAAAGCTAGCTCAGCCCTGTCTAAATTTAGAGATATGGCTGGATTCTCTCAGCCAGAAACTGAGATGTTGTCAGGGATTATCATGGATCTAATAGATGACAATAACTATCAGGTGCTAAGTGTCGAGTACATTAGTGACAATAGATTCGATGAGCCTATAAATTCATACATGGTAACAACAAACTGCTCAACGGCATCAACTTTAGCAGATATGAACATGGATTTAGCTTTTAAGTTCGCAGATCATGAGGAATTTTTAGGTAAAAAGTTTAGCGTTTATATTAAAGGCTCTGATAGCGATGCAGGATCGGAGGCTTCGTCATGCCAATAACATGCAGTGAGTTGCTGGATTTTGCTAGAGACTGTCTAGATAGGAACGATGAAGTAGGGTATAGAAACGCCATATCAAGAGCCTACTATGCCGCATATCATTGTGTTTATCCAGCACTTAGACATGGACCAAAAGATAATCATCAGGGATTAATAGATTATTTACTTGGTGACGGCTCAAAGGGTAGTGAAAAATACGATCCTAAAGCATTGAGAGCAATAGGATTTATGTTGCAAACACTGAAAGATAACAGGATCATAGCAGACTATAGGCTAGATAATAAATTTGCTTCTGGTAAGAGAGATGCGGAAACTGCTATCCACCTCAGCTCTAATGTTCAAAATAAAATAATAGAAATTATAAGTAAAAAGCAAGCATCGATACCAAATTCAAACTAACCCACTCCGGTGGGTTTTTTGTTGCCTGAATATCTCAATTTATTGATATAGTTTGATTATAGCGAATCGCGAGAATTGATAGCCCATCCTTGGGCTGGGTGTTATAGATCATCAGCTTCCCTTGCTATCGAAAATACGACATTTATAGCTAGCAGATATGCATTATCCACGACGCCATATACTTCAGGAGTTATAACATTTTCATGTCTCGCTAAAGCGTTCTCCATATACTCAGTAAGTTCTACGCAATAATATTCGCTTTCATGATCAAGAATATAGAGTCCCTTAATGAACTCTCTGTACCGTGTAAATATGGTTTTAATAAAAGCTTCATTTGATGATCATGAAAAAAAATCATCTATTGATAAAGGTCGGTTTAGTTGTTCTAGCCTAGTTAACTCTCGAGCTAGCCATTGACATCCGTCACGTAGTAGTTCTGGGGTAAGTTTCATACCATATCCTTATTTATCATTTTGTTGAGTACTGTTGGCTACTAGTTTTTCTAGCATGGATTCAATTTTGTCTAGTCTTCCAGAAATACTGTCTTTTTTGGATTCAATTTCTTTCTTTGTATCCTTATCGCTAATGTTTTCCATAAAGTTAGATATCATTCCGCTTCTGGATAGCATAATTATATCTGGCGATAGTTCCTTTCTAGATTCTATCGCTACCCCCAAAATAGTTAATTTTTTACTAACTAACATATTCATATACTTTGGATTTAGCGAATGAAGGTAATACTCACCTTGATCAATAATTAGCTGTTTGAAAGTAGCATCATTACTTGAGTCAAGTTTGCAGAGAATAAAATCGCCATTGTTAGCATCTAATTCTGGGTCAAATATAACAATACTCCCTTCAGGAAAGGTAATTGCAGAGTTAGATTGCATGGAATCACCATCGATCCTTACAGCAAACGCAGTATCTGAAGCTAAACGAGGAGCAGGGATGTAATCATACCCAACCATATTGTCATCACTTGGCAGATTAGCAGCTTGAGTAAAAGTCAGAATAGGTATTAGCGGCAAGGTAATAGTGGATCTGACTCGCCCAATCTCTGGGGGGACGCCAATACCTTGAGCTAACCACTCAGCTGTAGCTCCTAATGTTGCTGCAAGATTGTTTAGTACATTAATTCTTGGTTTTGAGTCACCAGCCTCATAAGCGGCTATTTGCCTACGGACCACTCCTACCTTATCAGCAAGATCACCTTGAGTGAGGCCTAAAGATTGCCTAACTAGTTGTATGCGATTTTTAAAATTATCATCTATATTCATATGTGAACTCTTTAAAATTCATATTGACACAATGTGAGTCATGATATATAACTAATACTACATCATGAAGATGTGATATTGAAATACTTCACAGGAGATAAAATGGAAAAGAAAAACAGAATTATGCCGTACCCATTTCGAATGAAGCCAGATATGAGGCAATGGATTGATAATGTTGCGGAAAATAGACGGCGCTCTACTCAAGTTCAGCTTGAATATATTTTAGAGGTATTTAGAGAGAAAGTGGAAAATGGTGAACTTGAGATGCCGTAAAAAAGAAGAAACCCCAATTGTTCGAGCAATTGAGGTTTCATTATCAAATAAACTCTTGGGCGAGAATAAGTGACATGACTAATTTAGCAAATATTAACGACATGAGCAATTCAGTTAAATCCATCCCAGCAATTATGCATAACGGAATACCTGTAGTTACGACTGAACTGTTAGCTGAGTTATATGATACTAAAAGTAACAACATAAAAGTAAACCACTCCCGTAATGCAGGTCGCTTTATTGAGGGTAAGCATTACTTCAAAGTTATTGGAAATGCTCTAAAAAATTTGCGAGTTACTTTAAGTAACCTACAAATTTCACCAAAAGCGAGAAGTTTAATTCTGTGGACAGAAAGAGGTGCGGCTCGCCATGCGAAAATGTTAGACACAGACAAAGCATGGGATGTGTTCGAATTAATGGAAGATCACTATTTCAACAAAGGGAAGAATGAAGTTGTTGTTAGCACGCGTCCAATAACCCAAAGGGAAAAAGATGCTCACAACATTAATGCTCTATTTAATCACTACGATGTTTTTTATTCAGCATGGAAGTCAGAAATATATCCAATGCTAAGACAACTTGAATCACCACTTGCTGGAAGGTTGGTTGATAGATTTCAAGATGGTTATGCATTTCTGATGAATTTAAGGAGAGATATTAACGGGAGATTACAAGAAGGTGAGTTGCCAAGAATATGCAGGTAAAAACAGAAAAGCCAACAGTTCGCACCTGCTGGCTAATCCCAAACAAAACCAAGAAGGAAATGTTTCAATGAACAAATTAACTTTAGCATCACATGAAACAAATGTCACTATGTCAAGTCGTGAGATTGCGGAATTAACAGGTAAGAAGCATGCGGATATATGTCGTGACATCCGTGTAATGTTAGTTGAAATGTATGAAGGAAACGAAAAGGATTATATTCGTAACGCAGATTTGCTTTACCTTACAAATCATGGTGTTAGTTGTTTTCATTATGATAAGTCAAACCCTAATGCGTGGGAATATTTACTAGACCGCTACCACTCTGAAATTTTAGTGACTGGTTATGATGTAAAACGTCGTGCCGCAGTAATTAAACGCTGGTATGACTTAGAATCAGGAAAGGCAACACCAATTGTTGCACTTAATGATCCTGAATTCTTGCGTTCTGCTTTATTAAATTACACTGAAAAAGTATTAGCTCTTGAATCATCAAATAAAGAGCTAACAAACAAAGTCGAGTGTATGTCTAACTTGTTCAAAGAAGGCATGACACCGACTCAATTTTGTAAAATGCTTAACGGTGTAAATACTCAACAAGTTCAAATGTGGTTAGCTGAACGCAACTGGCTATATAACGAAAGTAAGTCAGGTAAAAATATTCGCTGGCGTGTCGCTTCATACGCTCGTGATAAGTACATGACAGAAAACCAGAGTGAAATTAACCCACACGGTCACGAACCTTTCATTAAGTATCAGCCAGTATTACTAAAGAAAGGTGCTAAACGTCTTTATGATCTCTATCTTGCTGGTGAACTACCAATGAAAAAGAACTGGGATGGTTTATTTACTCATGATAAGGAATTCAAAGAAGTAGCTTAAACACCCAAGCCAAGGACGGCTTGCTTGAGATCACATATCACGCCTCTTAACTGAGGCTTTTTGCTTTTCTTTGCACCACAAACAGCTAAACTAATAACAAATTAACTAACGAGGATGGTGTTGTGGATATAAAAATAGATATCGCACCAAATGAGCTTTATCAAGTTATAGAAAATAAAGACGGAGTTGTAACATATTTTGCAAATAGAGATAGGATTAGAGAGCTAATCGCTGATAAAGAAAAACAAACTATATTAGCTGAGTCTCAAGGCATTGATAGGATGATGTTTAACAATGACTATATGGATAAATTCAACTTATTGATAGTTAATGAGCCAGTAGAAGCTCAAGCTAATATCTATGAAGTGTTCGCTCAAGAATTAGAAATAATTACAAATAGAATAAACAAAGAGACGGAAAGCATCATCCTAGAAACAGAAAAAATGAATAAGAATGCAGAAAATATTGGGAAAGTTATTGGGGCTGTATTGTTAGGTTGCGCTACATTCTTTATTCTTTACATGATCAATAATTAATTTATAAGCCACACATTAATCAAAGTAACCCTGCCAACCGGCGGGGTTTTTCATTTTAAGGAGCCGATAAATGGTACAAGTAGGCGAAATTGTTTATCAAGTACAGATGGATGTTAGGCAATTGCTTACATCACAACAGCAGTTAGAGCAACGCCTTAATCGCATGGATAGTAGCTTTAACCGAACGTCTCAGTCAGTAAATAACACAGAGCGTTCAATGCAGTCTCTATCTAAAGTTGCGGCGGCTCTGACTGGTTATTTATCGGCTTCAATGGTTGCTAGTTATTCTGAAGCATGGACTGAATTAAACAACAAGCTATCTAACTCAGTTCGTGCGAGTGAGTCACTTGTTGATGTTACTCAGCGAGTATTTGATATCTCTCAAGCAACGCGTTCTAGCCTCGATGCCACAGCAACGCTCTATGCACGATTAGAGCGAGGCACGAGAGAATACAACACATCAGCAGCGGACTTGGCAAAATTAACATCCATCATCAACCAAGGCTTTATCGTCTCTGGTGCTACTGCACAGGAAGCAGAAAATGCCATTATTCAGCTATCGCAGGGTATCGCGTCTGGCGTTCTCCGTGGTGAAGAATTTAACTCAGTGGCGGAACAGGGTAGTCGTTTGATGGTTGCACTTGCTGACTCGATGGGTGTTGGTATTGGTCAACTCCGTAAGATGGCAGCAGAAGGCAAGCTAACTACTGATGTTGTTGTGAAAGGTTTGCTCTCTCAAGGTGATGCGATTGGTAAAGAGTTTGCCAAAACCACTCGAACAATGTCACAGGCTTTCCAAGAGGCTGGGAACAACCTAACCAAGTTTCTCGGTGAAAATACAACAATAAAATCAACCATTAGTGCGTTTAGTGATGCGGTTATTACGGTTAGTAAGAATTTAGATGAGCTTAGCTCTGTCTTGACGGTAATTGCCACAGTGGTTGGTTCAAGATATGTTGGCGCATTAGCTATGGCTACCAAGTCAAAAGTGATGATGGCAGCCGCCTCTCGTCAAGAGTCAGTCGCTACACTGCAATCAGCAAGAGCAAGTGAGTATGCTGCAAATATGTCAGTCAGAAAGGCTCAGGCTGATTTAGCCTCCGCTAGATCTGCTGTTGCCCTTGCTCAAGCAGAGTACAACGTTGCAAAAGGAACCTTGGCGGAAGCAACCGCTCTTGATAACTTAATCGCTAAAAAATCATTAGCCTCAAAAGCTGCAATAACATTAACCCAAGCAACACAAGCGCAAACAGCAGCAATGGCAAACTCAGCAGCCGCAGCGAGAGCTGCATCATTATCTATGGGTTTGTTGCGTGGCGCTATGGGGATGTTAGGTGGCCCTGCTGGTGTGGCCATGTTAGCTGGTGCCGCAATCTATTACTTCTATCAGAAATCAGAGCAAGCAAAACAAGAGGCTAGAGATTTTGCTGATAGCATAGATCAGTTAACAGTAAAATTAAAAGAGCTTTCATATCAAGAGATTGCTAGAGATGCTCAAGATGCTAGAGATAAACAAGAGCTACTACGCCTCGAGATGAAAGAGCAGGAAAAACAGCTATCAGCATTAAGAGCTCAACTTGAATTACAAAAAACTGCATTAAAAGACCAGCCAGAACTTATTGATAAAAACACCACAAGGATCTTGCGTGAAATTACAAAGCTTGAAGGTGATTTATCTACAAATAGAAAACGCCTTGAGTTAACCACAAAATACCTCACAGATGCTCAAGATGAATACAACAGGAAAGCAAAGGAAGCTATTGACTTAAGTGTTAAGAGTGCAACAACTCTTGATATTGAGAAATCAGCTTTTGGAAGGTTAACAACTCAGATAAGAGAGGCAACTGGAGCAAAGGAAGAGTTCAGTCTTGTAAGACCAAAACTTAATTTTGGTGGTGAGGAAGGTGAAAAGCTAAAAAAACAAATGGAAGAAAGGCTCGCCCTATCTAAATTAGAGGGAGCTGAAAGAGCTAAGCTAAAAGCTATGTATGACGCTAAAGATGCAGGGATAACAGATCCTGATGCAATTCGTCATTTACAAGATTTAGCAGCTCAAGAGTACGAAAACACTCAGGCAAAAAAAGAAGGAATTAAAACAGCAAAAGAGGCAGCTAGTGCAGCATTAAAAGAAGCCACTGAAGCTGAAAAGCTGAAACAGAAGATCACCGATGTAGCCAATGCGACAAAAGTTGCTGAATTAGAAACAAAAGGACTTGCTCGCGAAGCCGCCATTCTTGAAGCCGTTCAAAAACTTGGCAGTAAAGCTACGAAAGCGCAGATTGCAGAAATAACAGAGTTAGCTGGAAAGGAATTTGATTTAAAACAGAAAATCCAAGACAGGAAAGATGCTTTCTCTCAAAATCCAGAAGCAAAGGCAAATCAAGAATACAAGTTATCTCTTGAGCAACTCGAAAGGCAACTTCAAGGTAATTTGGTTACTGAGGAGAATTACCAAAGAAGAAGAGTTGAGTTAGCTGGTGAGTATTCTAAAAAAATAGCTGAGGCAAATGCTCAAGCTTCAGTTTCTCCAATTGAAGATAATAGAGCTCAGTTCGATCCTGTTCAGCAATTGAAAAATGAGAATGCTAAAAAACTAGCGCTCATGGATAAGTATTATGCTGATGAAATGGCAATCATTAATCAAGCGTATACAAATCAACAGATCTCACACGAGCAATTTACGACAGCTAAACAAATCACTGACGCACAATACCTTCAGATAAGAACAGCGCAGGAAAGGCAGTTCAATGAACAGCAAACTGCCGCACAGTGGCAGATGTTAAGTCAGCAAAGCTTAGGCTTTGACATGCTCACATCTGCTGTTGATGCAATGGCAGGAAGCGCATCAAACGCCATCACTGGATTGTTAACTGGCACCATGACTGCTGCTGATGCAATGAGATCGCTTGGCAACACAATACTAAACAGTGTTGTTAATTCCATTGTTCAAACTGGCGTTGAAATGCTAAAGAATTTCATTATTGGTAAAACAATGGGCGCTGCCGCAGCTGCCGCGTCCATTGGTGAAGCCGCCATTGTCGCTTCTGCATGGGCTCCTGCCGCTGCGTTTGTTTCTCTAGCAACTATGGGTGCTAATGCCGCGCCAGCTAACGCAGGATTGATTGGAACTACTGGATTATCACAAACACTAGCAATTGCTGGCGCTCGTAAAAATGGTGGCCCCGTAAATGCTGGCTCTATGTATCGAGTTGGTGAAGGTGGTAAACCTGAGATATTCAAAGCATCTAATGGTAGTCAGTACATGATACCGGGTGATAATGGTCGAGTTATTAGCAATCGACAAATGGGTAAAGGTAGTAACGGTGTCAGCATGGGTGATATGCACTTTACATTCCAAGTTCAAGCACCTAATGGCATCACTCAAAAGGAAGCACAACAGATACAGCAAATGGTGAAAGGTACGGTTTATGACGTACTTGGTAACGAAATGCGTAGCGGTGGTGCGTTGGAAAAAGTAAGAAGTTGGTAATTAAGAGAGGTAGTTATGAGTAATCAAGAAAATGTATTAATGATGGATGGTAACGGGGTCATGAAAAACAGTAACGGCAATGTAATAGCTAAAGGTGTGATGATTAAATCTGAACTACTATTATCTACACCATCAATAGAAGATTTAGTGAAAAGAATTGAGTCACTGGAAAAACAGCTCGCTGATATACAAAAGGCAACGAGCTGTTATTTTCAGATAAAAAACAATGAGATCTTCATCAAAGACGCAGTGATTAAAAGTGAGGATTTTTACATTAACTCTGATGGTAATTCCGGCTTTTCGCTCACTCGTGGTGTGAACGTTAAAAATAACAAGGAGTCAGAAGGAATGAAAGTATCATTAATTATTGAAAGTGATGGAGATGCTCATGTGGTGTCAGAGTTGAATATGAGTTCAAAAGGCACTGACACCAATTTATTTTTATCTAAAGTCTATGCAAGTTTGCATGAATTAGAATTATATCAACAAAAATCAACCCCTTCGGCTGATGCTATTCTTTCTCATCTTTCCGACGAGTTAACTGCTCTCGGCTTTTAATTGATAAATTGACGATACCTAGAGCTTCTTCATATGCTTGTCTCACAGCTGGATCATTGGCAGCTTTAGTTTCAGGAAGCATTTTAATGATGCCCTCGATTTTCTCTTTCATAAACTTAGACGGTTCAAATTTTGGATTACATAAATCGAGATAGGTAATTATTTCAATCAAAATTATTCTATACGTTAATTCCTCTTTTAGTTTTTTCTGTGCATCATTTAGTTCTTCTTTAAGTAAATCATTATTCATAAAGATCCTCACACCGAAGTAAATCAGCCATTCCTTCGGCAAGTTTCTCTGGGCTGAATATATAAAATAACCTAATGGATATTTATTAATATCCTGATATTTGATCAGGCGGCTTTGTGTCGCCTTTTTATTGGAGTAACCAATGGAAGAGTTTAAATGGCGACCTGAAACAGCTTATCAGGTGGGTAATGAGCCTAAAGTAAAAGTAGCCAAGTTTGGTAACGGTTACGAACAAAGAGTCAAAGACGGGATCAACAACCAACTAAAGACTTATCAACTCTCATTTATTAAACATGCTGATATTGGGAAACAGATTGATGAGTTTCTTAAGGCTCGAGGTGCGGTTGAATCATTCTTATGGATAACCAGTGATGATAACTCTAAACGTAAATTTGTTTGCCGTGGCTGGCAGGTAACACCAAGAGCGACGGCATGGCAGATAGATTGCACATTTGAGGAGGTTATTGCATGAGGGATATACCTCAAGAGATGCGCATAGATGTTGCAGATTTACAGCAAAATGCAATGTTAGATTTGTATGAGGTCGATTTAAGTCGTTTTGGTGGTGACGTTTACCGGTTCCATGACGGCATGAATGGCTTATTAAAGCCTATTATTTGGCAGGGCTTACGATATGAGCCTTATCCTGTTCAGGTTACAGGGTTTAGTGTAACAGCTCAGGGGGCATCAGACAGGCCAAAAATGACGTTTGCTAACTTTGACGGAATGTTAACTGCGATTAACAACGACTATGATGATGCGCTAGGCGCTGTTGTTACTCGCAGGCAGGTTTTAGAGCAATATCTCGATGCTGTTAATTTTCCCAACGGAAACCCACAAGCAGATCCAACCAGAGAAGCCGTTCAAAAATATGTTATCGAACAGCGAGAAAGTTCAGACTCTGATTTTGTGACGTATATATTAGCACTTCCAACAGAAACAGATAACGCCCTGATACCTAGACGGGTTATTCAGGCTGATATCTGCTCGTGGCGATACAGAGGATTTGATTGTGGTTATGATGGCCCTCCTGTTGCAGATGAAAAAGACCAACCAACAACTGATCCCTTAAAAGACAAATGCTCTCATAAATACAGCGGGTGCAAATTAAGACACAAAGGGAATATGCCATTCGGCGGGTATTTAGGATCAAATAAATTAGGTTAATCCATGATTGAGAAAGACATTATCGCTCACGCGAAAGCGGAAGGAGTGAGGGAGTCTTGCGGCTTAATTTCGGGTGACAGGTATTTCCCTTGCAGAAACATACATCCCGATCCGCAAAACTATTTTGAAATTAACCCAGACGATTGGATGACGGCAGAGTGCTATTCAGAAATCAAAGCTATTGTTCATAGTCACCCTGACGGAAAGCCGTACCTGAGTTCTGGCGACAGAACAATACAAAGGAAAACAAATCTGCCTTGGTGGTTGGTATGTGATGGAGAGATCCATAAGTTCAGGCCAATAGCGCCACTGTTAGGTAGAGAGTTTAAGCATGGTGAGCAGGATTGTTATTCCATTATACGTGATGCCTATCATCTGTCAGGCATTCAGCTAGATGATTTTATTCGTCCCGATGAATGGTGGTACACAGAACAAAATCTCTATCTTGATAACACGGACAAGCAGGGATTTTATCAAGTAGAAGAGGCTCAAGCAGGCGATATGATATTGATTTGCTTAGGAACATCAAAACCTTGTCACGCTGCGTTGTACTTAGGTAATCAAGAGATATTGCATCACAGGCCAGACAGATTGAGTAAGCGAGATACTTACGGTGGTTACTGGTTTAAATACACTCACAGCATTTGGAGGCATAAACAATGGTCAAATTACAGTTTGCAGGCTATTTACGCAGATTTGGACGCAGGTTCGAGCTTGAGGTAAGTAATGCAGGTGAGGCCTTACGCTGTCTTTGCTATCAAATAGATGGGTTGAAAAAAGAGATTAACCAAGGTCAGTTTCGCGTTCGTATCGCAGGTAATGATATGACCGAGGATAGTATTTCTGCGGGACTAAATACGCCATTAAGTGAAGGCGATGTTATTACGATCGTCCCTATAGTTGGTGGCGCCAAATCAGGCGGGTGGTTTGGCATTATTGGTGGGGCCGCTTTAATTGGCGCATCGTTTTTAATACCGGGCGGATTTTTGGCAACGATGACATCGACCGCATTATTTGCCGCTGGTGTAGGTGTGGCCGCCGCGGGATTGGCAACCATGTTAACTAAAACACCGCCAGCGCCAAGCATAGAGGGGCGAAACTCAGAGAGTAACCAGTATTTCAGCTCGTTATCAAATAGAGTCGGTCAAGGTTATCCGGTTCCTATCTGTTATGGCGAGATGGTTGTGGGTTCAAATGTAATATCACAAGGTTTGGAGACTGTTTAATGGGCAAAGGTGGCGGTGGAGGAAGCACTCCGAGGTTGCTCGATGACAACTTAAAAAACAAACAATTTCTTAATGTCATCGATTTAGTTTCAGAAGGGCCAATAGAAGGGCCTGTCGGTGGTATGTCAGGTTTTCTATTGAATGGAACGCCTGTTGTAGATGCGGATGGTAATCCAAATATTCATGGTGTTGAGGTTCAGTGGCGAGCAGGAACGCAAACGCAAGAACCATTAGAGGATTTTCCTTTTGTAGAAAAAGAAATTCCTGTCAATGTAGAGGTGAAAAAAAGTACACCAATTTTACGCACTATTTCAGATCAGGAAACTGACCGCGTTAGATTCACTTTGGGTGTTTCTGCTCTTGTTAGTCAAGATGACAAGGGAAATCAGCACGATGCTACGGTAGAAATGCTTATTGAAGTTAATGATGGTTCTGGTTGGACACATGCAGAAACAGCAAAAATAACCGGAAAAATCAGTGGTCAATATTTAGAATCATATATCATCGATGCGCCTAAAAAGAAACCTTTCCAAATTAGAGTTTCACGATTAACGGATGATAGTAAAAGTGATCTACTAAAAAACGGGACGGTATGGGCAAGCTACACAGAAATAACTGACGCTAAATTCTCTTACCCTAATTCTGCTGTCGTCGGGATGAAAATCGATAAATCCCAATACGGTGATACACCCAATCGCACCTATCATATCAAAGGGATGATTATCCAAGTTCCAGATAACTATGATCCCGAGTCCCGTACTTATACAGGCATCTGGACTGGTCGCTTCAAGCCAGCATGGTCTAATAACCCTGCATGGGTTTTTTACGATTTAGTCACTAATGAGCGATACGGTATAGGAGAGATGATCGGCTCGTTTGGTGTTGATAAATTCGCGCTATATGCCATTGCTCGTTACTGTGATGAATTGGTTGATGATGGGTTTGGCAACAAAGAGCCTCGCTTTACTTTTAATGCCTACATTACCTCTCAACGAAAAGCCAAAGAAGTGCTTGATGACTTAGCGTCTGTATTTCGCGGTATGCCTTTATGGGACGGACAGCAATTAACGTGCTTTCAAGATAGACCATCAGATCCAGTATGGACGTACACAAACTCAAATGTTATTGATGGAAAATTTAAATATACATCAACAGCGAAATCAGCCCGTCATAATGCTATCGAGGTGTCATGGGTAAACCCGAGTAATGGATGGAGTGAAGAAAGAGAATTTATCCAAGATGATGATCTTATTCAGCGATTCGGCGGTGTAAATGTTAAGAAAGTTACTGCTTTTGGTTGCACTAGTCGCGGACAGGCTCACAGAGTGGGTAAGTGGATATTACAGACAGAAAAGCTGGAGAAAGATAGCGTTACATTCTCAACAGGAAGAGAGGGGATTAACTGCATCTCTGGCGATATTATTGAAGTAGCAGACGATAGCTTTGCAGGAGTGAAGGTAGGAGGTCGGGTTTTATCAGTTAATGGTAGCACTATTACTATTGACGCGCCTATAGATTGGGAATATGACGATAAAGGTACTTTCTCATTTTTAGGGGCATCAGGCAGGTTCGAGAAAATAGACATTCAATCTATCGATGGTGATATTGTCACTTTGCGTGAGATCCCTCGTGGACTGAAACAATATGGTGTGTTTTCCATTACCAAAAGCACGCTAACAACAAGATTGTTTCGAGTCATTACCATTTCGGAAGATAAAGACGGGATTTATTTATATAACTGTATTCAACACGAACCGCAAAAAGAGCGTATTGTTGATAATGGTGTTGATTTTACTGGAAGCCCTCCAACGCAAAACGTTATCCGGATCCCTAATATAGAGCGACTTTCCATCGCCTATGTCAATGACAGCTCACAAGTTCAGGCTAGGGCAATGTGGATGACAACAACCATCAACAGAAATATTTCATTTAATGTCACTCTTTATAAAGACAGTAAGGTTGTATCTACTGGTAATACCACAGATTTAGAGTACTACTTTAATGGGCTTGAAGCTGGTGACTATCTTGTCGGTGTAAGAGGCAGAGATACTAATGGGATGCTCGGTAATGAATCAAAAGTCCAGATGGTTATTGGTACGCCAAGCGCACCTAACTCAATAATTGTTGAGTCTGGTTTTTTTGAAATAAAACTAATCCCTCATATCGCCGTGCCACACACTCTAAATACTGAGTTTGAGTTCTGGTTTTCTGGCGAAAGAAGAATAGGCAATGTTAATGAAATAGAGTCAAAGGCTGATTTCCTAGGTCGCGCTAAGTTTTGGACAAAAGGGCAATTAAAGCCGGGGCGCGATTACTGGTTTTATGTAAGAAGCGTAAATGAATATGGAAAGTCTCATTTTGTGGAAGCAAAGGGGCAAGCTGATGATAACACGGAGGCTATTCTCGATGAGTTAGACGGCCAATTCATGACAACCGAGGCAGGTAAACAACTTGACGAAAAACTGAAATGGAACACCGAGTCTATTGCTGAACTTGTTAATGCCACCTATGAATTATCTACTGATTTACTCGTTAGAGATGGTAATGCACAGGCTGGAATCAAAGATTTAAGAAAGGTTTTCGCAAATCAACAGGAGGCATGGGCGCAGGAAATCAAAGAAATTTATTCTGCTGTTGGTGAGAATAAATCGGCTATTGAAGAAACTCAAACCTCAATCACTAAACTCGATGAGGCGTTCGGTCAGCGTTTTACCGCAATCCGAACTGACATGGATAAGGCTCAAGCTGATATTCTTTCAAACTCCCAAGCCATATCTAACACAAATAAGGCTTTTGCTGAAAACAAAACTCAAGTTCAGGCTAAGTTTGATGAGCAAGAGGGCATGATACAGGAGAAGATGCAGGCTACGTTTGAGCAATCAGGCGACGGTGTTGTGACCCACTCGATTAATATCACCATTAAACACGATGGTGTGAGTTATAACGCAGCAGGGCAAGTGATTAGTGCTCAGGTTAAGAATGGGAAACTGGAATCATTCTTTGGTTACAACGCGAATAACTTTGCTTGGTATAACCCTGTAAATGGCAAGATGGAATTATTCATGTATGCCAAAAATGGGCAGTTGTTTATCAAAGAGGCGTTTTTAGATAAAGCGAATGTTCGTGAAATGGTGTTATCTGAGGCTATTAAATCCAAGAATTACGAATTAGGTAAGGCTGGATTTATCATTGATGCCAATACCGGTAATGCTGAGTTTAATAATGCGACATTTAGAGGGACGATTGATGGTGCTGATGGTAATTTTAATGGAACAGTTAAGGTCGGTAAGTTAATAGGAAATATTGTTTCAATTTCTGATGAGATTTATATAAATGACAAATGGAAAGGTGATGGAATAAAAGAGTTGTTTAAATTTAAACAACGAGACACTCCATGTTATTTGTGGGTGAGCGGATCACTACATCAAGAGGATTATATCCCTGACTGGTTTGGAACAAAAACACCGAACAGGGCATTAATGGGGTATATGGCTCCATATATGGGGTGGGGCAGAGGTGTTGCTGAGATTTATGTTGATGGGATTCTTAATGCAAAAACAGTCTCTGTTTGGTCAGGTAATCCATCAAATACTAGAAAAGATGAATATGTTTGCAACGAATTTGTCGTAAAAATCCCAGCCGGAAAGGGAACAAGTAGCATTGGTATAAAAATACCTTATGCTGGAGGTGGGCATGGTGAGGAGTGGACGGAATTTATTCTCAGGGGGAGAGTTTTTGCATTTCCTGATTCAAGCGAAGAATTTCTAATTAATTAAACTATGGAATAAATAATATGATATACACAACAGGCACTGTTAGCACAGTGTCAGGGTCTGCTATTGTCTCTGGCACAGGTACTAAATGGACAGTTAATAATCCCGCTATTCGCTCAGGCACCATTATTTTAATTAAAAATGGTAACGCTAATTTTATTTACATGGTGGATAGAGTTAATAGCGATACAGAATTAGTCATTTCACAACCGGCTACATTTACCGTAAAAAACACCAGTTACAGTATTAATCTCACTGAGCCGAACTCATACAGCGACGCTAATAATCGTATGACCGCTATTGCATCAGATACGACGTATTTTCTGCGAGCAATGGACCAATGGATGATGAATAACGGTGTGGTGACAGTAGAGCTATCTAATGGGCAACGAGTCACACTCGATAGCATTAAGAAAATGCAGGGGGATATTAGTGGAAAGCTGGATAAAATAGGCGGTGTGATTACCGGCAATTTAACAACATCAGCTAATTTAACACTAGCCAACGCTGGGGCTGATAAGGGGGTGTTGAAGCGAAATAAAGACCAGGCGGCATGGCTAGCATTTTTATCGGATAGTGGGGTTATTCGTTGGCGAGTGGGAATGAGTACAGAAGGGGATAATGATAAGTTTAAGATAGCGGGTTGGTCTAGTGGCGGTGGAACCTATGTTAATGCGCTGGATATCAGCTATGGCGGTTCTATTGTTCTAACTGAATCATCTTGCTTAATAAATGGTAAGCCAGCGATGAGAAGTGGCGATTTTGGTTGGGGAGGTTCTGAGACACCATCAACAAACATTTCAGAAGCTGAGCTTCGTGCTGTATTAATGAATAGAAATACAGTTACGCAAATTATCAGAAATGAGCAAACAACAAAATATGGGCTAGGTGGCTCACCAATAGCTTATTTTAAATCAAAAGATACCTATCAGGCATTAGTGTCTTCTTGGAATGGTGGTTCATGTCGAGTTGTTGCGGGCAATGCGACATCTGAATATGTTCATAATTTATGGACTGACAGGAATACAACGGTAGATAGTAACGGGTTTATTAAGCGAGCCTCTCCAATCATCGACATCAATTCTGACGGTAGATTTACAACTAACGACGAATCAGAAGGCGCTACAGTTACTCGAGTAGCTCAGGGTGAATATCTTATCGAAGGTGTACTCGGCTTTAACTCAGATGCAGGTTGGGGTGGTGTTGATGGTGGTATTGAAATTCCACTCGATGTAAATAAACAACCGTTGATATGGGTAGACTCTAAAGTTATGGAGGACGGTTCTATCCTCGTGAGAACGTATCATCGAACTCACCCTAACGCACCTGAGTTTGCCAATAATAAAATTGATGGTTACAAAGACGGTGACCCAATTGATATCCCTGATGGTCGTTTTATCTCTGTTCGTGTACAGATGCCTGAGCAATCAATCTATAACGTGAGAATGCGTGAGATGGAGGAAGCGCAGAAAGCGGAAGAGGAACGCAGACAAAAAGAAGAGGAGATGAAAGAGCAATACGGGCCGGGTGAAAATGACGCATTGCTATAATTAATTATTCTGTCTTCAAATACTGCACAGAATTCGCACCTGGAAACCGCTTACTTCGCTCCCGATAAAACGCTAATCGTTCATTAAAGTACGTTCTCAAATGTGCTGGTTGTTGTCGTTCAACTTCGGACGCAACAATTGGCATGTTGATCCGCTCTTTGTATGCGACGCCACTTGCGGCTAAATCGACATTGATTTTGCCTTTTTCTTCTTGAGTTAGGTTTGCGAGGTTCATAACGGATCCGGTTAGTTTTTGGAGAGTATAGCAGGGTGGGGGAATTGATGGGACGAATTTGGGACAAGCAACATGAAGTAGCATAAGGCAACTTCAAGTAACTTTAGGTAAGGTGGGACGTGTGAACGCTTGGTGAGACTGTATTTAGTTGATATTAAAGCATAATTCTACGCTCTTCTAAGCCGTAGGTCACAGGTTCGAATCCTGT